AATGTAACACGAGCATGAAAAGATTTTTGATATTCATTCAAAAAGTACAATTTTATTAAATCTGTTCCATTTTTACATTTAAATTCAACTATCGGATAACTGCAAGGACAATAGTCGTATTCCATAAATTAATCTCCTACAAAATCTTTATACAATGTTTCAACTACACCATTAATATCTTCATATCCTTTTATCTTCAAACATTCGCCATAGTGTAATATAGCACTATCGATATATGCTTTTACATCTTCTACACTTCCTAAAGAATAAACTTCACAAAATTCTCGATTTCTATTATAAGCCATAACAATTACTTTCAAAAGTTCTTTAATAAGGATATTCTTTGTTTTAATTGTTTCTTCTAGATTATTAAAATAATCTTCTTTCATTAATAAATCTGCTACTTTTCTTAATGATTCTGCAAGTTTAAAAGATTTTTGTTCCATAATCACACCCTTATTTCACACAAAATTCCTTCATCAATGTCACCGAAATCATTCGTATCATGATATAATTTTAATATTATATCACTTTCATCAACATCAAAATGTTCAGCCAATATTTTAATAATATCTTCAACATCTAATTTTAAAATTCTTTCTTCTTTCATTAAGAATCTCTCCCAAAATTACATATAATTATTACTTCTAGTTCTCCCTTTCATAAGTTCATTAGCCATAATACCACGATTATTAATTGCATATGGGTTAATATCAGCATATCCACAGAATTCATCCCAATCATCAAGATTTCTAACACTTTTATTCCACTTCACCAAAACTAAATCAAATCTTGTGCTAGTTTCATATTCAGTTCGTCTTAATGCATCAAAATTATCATACAAACTTTTAGCAAGTTCATAACAAAAAACTCTCTTTCGTTCTTTTTCTAATTCTTCAATAGGAATTGGTGAATTTAATAATGTGAGGTCTTTTGGAACTTCCAAAGATAAAGTAACTAACTCTTTATTACCTTCAAGAAATTCCTTTTTAAGTTGGTCGAAATACTTCTTTTTATATTCTTTTGCCTTTTCTTCTTGTTTTTCTAGTTTCCTAGAACATTTTCGAAAATTAATTAATGCACTAGTATACTCATTTATATAATTATGAACTTCATTTCTAAGAGTATTGATTTCTACATTTTTACAAGCAAGCGCATTTCGATATTTATTTCGTTTTGTTTTTCCGTTCATATATTATTCCTTGTTCTTCCGATAAAAACATAACCGACTTCTATCTTTCGTAGATAATATTCGACTCTGATTTAGATTCGGTCATTTGAATCAATGTTTCCAATTGTTCATCAGATAAATCTTTAATTAGTTTATTCATTTTATCACTTTCTCTTTTATTCTTTTCGGCAGAAAGCATAAACTGAAGATAATCAAATTTTTCACTCATAAATTACTCCTTATAATTACATGGATAATAATTTCTATTATTTTCGTCAGCATACATCCATGAGATTGCCGATTTTTCATCTTTGAACACAATGACTGGACGCCAAGATGCTGAAAATTCTCGTTTGTCTATATAAGATTGAACACCAACATATAATATCATTTATTCCTCACTTTTCAGTCGAATAACTTCATTGCAAATATCAAACACTTCATTTGACAATCCTACTGATTTTGAAAATTTTTCAAAAGTCGGTTTTTCCGATTTTTCTACATCATTCATTTCAACTTCTGTAACTCTCTGCTTGAGAACCTTGTTGGTGTAGAATTCAAATCCCATTTCTTTTGCTTGCTTGGAATATTCCTCAAGAGCCACATTTTTATCAAGAGCGTTTTTTACTGTGAATATTGCATATTTTGTTTTAGGTTTTTCAAGTTTGTTCGGATATTCCACTATGTAATATTCGAGATACTTTGGAACTTCAATCAATTCATATTCTTTTGTTTCACCATTAATTTTTGCAATATATGGTGTTCTACCACTTTCAGTTGATGAGTTAAGTGTACAAGCACCAAGGTAATGTCCACCATTCTGAATATTTGCAGTATGAATATGTCCGTTCATCCAAGTTTTTACTTTTAACTTTGATGTATCACAAAACTTTTTAGAAAAATGTTCTGTATCATCTTCGATATGTCCAAAGCCATAATCAAATTCATCAGAAAATCCTTCTCCATTAAAAGTTGCAATTTTACCACCAAGATTGCTATATTCTTCTACCATCGGTTTTTTATCAGTACCTTCATGATTATAGAACGGCAAGAAAAGGAGAGTACAATTATAATATTTCCACGCTTTCCATTCTGTAATTACTTCTACATTTTTCAAAGGTCTAAACAATGAAAGAACAGTAGACTGATTAGCACATTCATGATTTCCTTCAATTATGAGAATTTTCGCAAAACGACTTCTGTTTTCAAAACAATCAATGAATATCTCATACAACTCATATGGTGAATTAATTTCACACAAATCCCCCAACATCAAAAGTGTATTATTAGGATTATTAAAATCGGAATTAAATATCCAATCTAACACATCCAAGCACTGACTTTTCTTCGGCTCTTTATTTTGAAGATGCATATCACCTACAACAATTAAATCATGATTCACATTTTCACTCATATTTAATCCTCCATTAAAAAATCAACTGTATTTTTAAGAATAGATTTTAAATCATCAGAATATCCAAATCGTTTTTGATTAATTTCAATTGATTTATAAATATCACCATTTTCGTGACGTTCAGAACTTGCTTTCCAATCACAAATCATTTCCAATACATCAATCAAGTTCATTCCTTGAATTCCATTATCAAAATGTTCTGGATGGTGTCTGTTATTTAAATAATGTCTATCCAACGCAGGTTTCAAACCATTCAGATATGACTTGTATTCTTCACTTCCATATGTACATTTTGCCAATTTCGGAGTATATTCATCAAAAAGAGTTTTCTCAACTTCATCATTGATTTTATCAGAATCGTGATTTATGCCACGCTCGTCCAATTCGATTATACATTTTCCAATATAATCGTTTACTTTTGCTATATGTTTTCGTGTATCTTTTAAACTGTCATAATTCATATCATTCTCCTTTTATCAATTCAATTTCTTTTAAATGTTTTTCATCACTCATAAATTCGGCAAGTAACTGAAAAGTATCAAAAGTGTTTTCATATTCCACATCACCCCATTTATTAAATGTAGATTTGAACCCTATTCGCAACAACCATCGATAGTGATTTCCTTTATGTGGAATCACTATACAAGCAACCGCATCGTTATTTAATTTCGATTCATAATAAAATTGTGTATCATCACAAGAATCTTTTAATTCCCAATTATCAACATTCATATTCATAAATTATTTATCCTTCGTCACTTTAGATAAAGCACCGTTCCCTAGAGAGTTATCAAATAATCTGAAACAATTACACCAATCATCTCTCGTAACAAATTCATGTTTTTGAAGTTTATCATAAATCAAACTGAGATTACAATTAAGATTATCAATCTCATCCTTCGCCGACTTAAAAAGACTTTCTTCTTCCAAATAATTCTTCAACCATTCTTCTGCTTCTTCCTTAGAATTAAAATCAGATTTCAACGGTGGTCTACTTCTTGAATAAGAATCTTTCTGTTCTTCAATGAAATAATTTAATCCAACAGACGGATTATATTCCTCAAATATATCAAAATTGGGCATAATCCACCATTTCTTTTTATTTTTCTTTTCTTCTTCAATCTGATTAATCAACGCTTCAACACGCTCTCGTTCTTCATCAGTAAATGATTCGAGATTATAAACTTTACAATTCTCAGCCATTGTTTACATCCCCTTTATATCTTTTAATCTTTCGATTGTAATTTCATGATTTTTCTTTTTTGTAGCAAAATCCCAATCAATCTTAAAAGCAAGAAACTTTCCATTGTACCACTTATCCAAGACTTTACCTTGAATATTCTCAATCTTTGTTCCTTTTCCACTAGAGAAAATTAAATCACCAATCTGAATAGAAGATTCTTCTTTTGGAAATCTAGCCAATTCTTTTTCAGATTCAATAATTTTCTTTTCACCATCATGAACTTCTTTCATAAAAGAAGAGTGTCGATAAAATGTAGATAAATTAATTTCATTCATACTCACACTTTACAACACTCTTTTAATTTTGTCAAGTGAAATTATTCAATTTTCAGATTGAATCTTGTTCCACGTTTGAAATATTCCATGTCTTCTTTTTTATAAGAATCCAAATGCATTGTAACACAAACTTTACCTTTTGGACTTTTCACCATGAAAACCGAAAATTTGTCAAACTTGTCTTTTTCAAAAGCAGTAACTTTCCATTCACCGTTTTCACATTCTTCAAATGTGAATTTGTACTTCTTCATAGGAACACAATCCAATTCCATTAATTCCAATCGAACTTCTCCTCTACCATTTGAGAAGACAATCTCATCTTCATTTGCTTCTGTACAAGCAAACCCATCATAAATAAATTTGTTCATATATCCTCCTAGACCATCGTTTTCTTATCTGTATGGTCTGAAAATACAAAATTAAAATTAGTTATGCTGATTAATAATCTGCTCCACTCGCTGACGTGAAATTCCATAAATATTACCAATCTCTTGATAAGTCTTTCCTTCACTTCTCAACTTATTAATATCATTAAGTCTTTTATCAGAATGATTCTTCTTTGGCTTTACACCAACCATTCTTAAATGCCGATAAACTGTGGGAACAGACAGATTAAACTTTTCTGCAATTTCCTTAACATTAATATTATTCTTGTTTTCTTCAATAAACACATTTACATCCATATTATTCCTCCATATTCAAATTATATCTTATTTATTTCCTTCTTTTAATACACCGTATTTATTTTTTCCTTTATTCCAATCTTCAAATAATATTTTCTTTACTTCGTCATCTGTCTTGTTTTCAAGTACATTAATTCTCTTAAATTCCCAATTCTCTTTATTTCCCACGATTTTAAGATAATCAAATCCACCATCAACAGCACAAGATTCACAACTACACCAACGAAAATCATGTCTTGAACGAGAATAAATTATATCTCCACATTTCAAACATTTAATTCCACCTAATTGCAAAATTCTACCTCCTCATAAGTTTCGTTGAAAATATCTTCTTTACAAAAATAAAATTCTCCACGAACACCTTTAATTACATAATCACCTTCCGTAGCGACATGTTTAGCCTTGATAAATTTTCCATCTTCCAAAGTAGGAATAATCAATTCTCCACCATAAGCAATCATAGCATCTTTACAAAATGCTTTAATTTCATCAAAGTTTTTACCATTCCACTGAATTGCTTCAATTGGGATTGGTCTTTTTACATAATTCTTTACCATGCAAATATCTCCTTATCTAAGTTCTCGAATTTCAAAGGTTGCTAACTTTCTTAGTTTTTCAACGCTTTTATTACTAACATTTATTTTATTCAAACAGTTCAAACAAACACATTCTGCCCAAGTTCCAATAGAACATGAACCGAATCTTACTTCAAAATTTGAAACGGGACTAACTCCTTGATATCCAAATCCTTTCTTATGAAACTTCTTATTATGCTTCTTCTGCCACTCATACATTTTATCAGTTTCTTCTATTGTGAGTGAATAATTAACATCATATTTCTGTTCCATAGTTAAACAACCTCTACTTGTTTTATAAAAGATTTATCGATATCTCGTATGAATCCATCTTCCCATTTTATTTTAAAACGACAATCGTCTGTGGAATAAAATATAGAACCTACATGCTCCTCAAAATTTATTAAAGATTGTGAAGATAGTTCTTTTCCGTTTTTATCTTTTATTCCTAAATAATACACATCATTCTTATACAAATTAGTCACCTCCAAAAATCCAATTTGGAGATTTAATTATTCTTTTAGCAAAAAGAAAATTATAAAATCTTGTTTTAATAATAAATTTATTCATATATATTATCTCCGTACACATGAATAATAACATAAGCAAGTGTGCTTGTCAAGTAATTTATACAAAAAAAAGACCTACTTTTGGTAGGTCTAATCTATATTTTCGGATTTGAAAAACAACAAACTTATTTTCCAATCCGACCAAATTTATAATTCACAATTGAATCTAATTCAGCATTGAAAGCGTCAATTTCACTTTTTACGAATCCTTCGTATCCTTCAAGAGTATCACCTATAGTAATAACTTTATTTCCTTTTTCTTTTACTTCACTTACAATGAAGTTTGTATCAAAAGCATCACCAAGTGTAGGATTCCAATCAATTCCTTCGCTTAAAACAATATCACTAGGATTAGGAATAGATTCATTATGAGCAATAGCCATTTCAGCAAAAGTGTCATAATATTCAAAACAAACTTCATACAAATCTTGCAAAAGTTCATGAATACTCATAAAGTTCTCACCTTCTGTATATAAATGCAAAATGCGAGCATCATTTCCTAAAAGATAAACATAACTTGAAAGTTCAGACAATGTATTCATAAAATCACCTCTAATTGTCAAATATAATATTATATAGTAAGATTTTTAATTATATAGTTAGTGTAATTACACAGTTCGTAAAAATATCCAATCATCGCAAAATCAAATCTTAAATCATCTCCTAATTTTCCATTTCTAATATTACGATAATTGCAGTAATAAGAACTTATAGCCATATACAAATTGTATAAAGATTTTCCGCCATTTTTTATATATATTTCTCTAATATATTCTTTCTGTTCAGCCATATGAAGATTTATACATTTTGACTTTTTCCAATCAAGTTCAAATAAAGGTTTTAAAATATCATTCAACACAATTTCTTTTTTATTTAACTGTTCACCCAAATCTTGAGCAAACTTTATATATTCTTCAATTTCTTTATAAAGTTGGTCAAAGTTTGAAGTTGTATCCAATCTTCCCATAGTCCAAATACGTTTGTGGGTTTCATCAGCCATTTGAAAAACCGCATGGTCAGATTCTCTTAATAAACTTAATGCACAGTTTATAGCATTTCTTCCATCAAAACCGTTAGCGGTGGTCATGTAAACCAAGAAATCATCATTACAAATTTTTACTTTTTTCAAAAGCATTGTAAGATAAGATTTCTTTTGATTTAATATGTCACCACATGATACAAATTTACTGTTTTCATATTTTTGTTTAAACAAATTCATCACTTGAAAACATTCTTCATTGTTCATCAATTTGTATTGTTTCTTTACAACATACATAGGCTTCATGTCGTCACTTCTAGCGACAACTCTATTACGGTCAATTTCAATGTATTCACCATTTACACAAGTAAAGCACGGAAGGGTTAAAACTTTCCACAAAAAGTTTTTCTCTTCCATAAAATCATGTACATTATCTTTTTCAGATGGCTCAACATCAAGTCTTTGCCACCAATACATAGATTCATTTTTCTTCATTATTATTTACACCTTGATTACTTGCAGAAATAATACGAGAAAGTTTTTCAATTGCTTGTCTTTGTGAAGGACTTAAATCAATTGTTTCTTTTTCTTCATCTTTTGTCGCAGGAGTAAGAATAGTATTCGGTGTGGTCTGGGTCGGGACAAAGACCTTAAACAACGAATCAACATTCTTTGACTTTTCAGAAGAAATTGTAGCATACCAACTTCTCAATTCATCATTACTTAAATCATGTGTTAAAACACGTTTCACCATTTCTGCTTCAATAATACTCTTTAGTGTATTTTGATTTTCAAGGTTTTTCAATTGTGAAGAAATAAAAGATGAAACATCATTTCTTAAATCATCTTGACTTGTAATTCTTGTTACTTTATTTTCATCTAAATTGTAAAGACTTTTTAAAAGTTCCTTACTCTCTTCGACTAAAGTGTTTGTATCAGCGATAGATAAGTTCATAGATTCAACTTCGTTTTCTTCAAATTCATCTGACATATATTTCCTCCATATCAATCATAACTATTCTAAATAGTTATGGAAACAGAAAAACAACCAAATGAACTTTTTAATTCTGTAGAATTTCTCTTTGCAAAACCTTGTTATCAAGGTCATTATATGTATGCTTTGGATAATTTGGAGTCTATGTCAGTAATTGATAAAGATTCTTTAAGACAATTATTGGTTCAATTGAAATGTTATGATTTTATACGAACCAATTATCTATTAGACAGAAACTTACCTATATTTTTTAATGCTAAAGAAAAGAGAATTGAAGAATTTGAAGATATTGGGGAATTAGATTCTGCTACAATTAAAAAAATGATACACGAAGAATTAACAATAAACGCAATTCCACAACAAAAATCAAATTATGAAAGATTTTTTGGAAAAGACAGTAAATTATATCAGCAAAATTTTAATGAGGAGATGTTAAATTATGGCAATAATCAATCAATACAAAGCAATTTATCCAATCACAAATTCAAGATTTGAAAATGAAGATGTTTATATAAACGCTACTTCTATGGAAAAAGCGGTAAATATGATTACTACTGAAAAAGGTAGTGAACCCATGATGATTTCAAAAATTCACGATAATGTTCTTACAGAACCTACGGAAGAAACAACCGTAGCGTTTGAAATAAAATCATATCATATTGATGAAGAAAGTGGTGAAGAAATCGAAGTTCCAAACTGCATAGCATATCCTACTTCTGTTCCGAGTTGTACAAGAGGAAGCACACTTTATATGCAGACACCTAATTATTCACTCAAAGAAGAAATTGAGGATGAGGAAGTTACCGTAAATTATACTTTTGAGAAGTGGGTTTATGGTGAAATTGAATACACTAATAATCCTCAGATTTTCACGATTCCATTAGATGAAGAAATAAGTTCGGTCAGCGTAAAGGCGATTTATACAAGAAGTGTGGAATAATCAAATTACTTGAAATCGTGAGTAAAATTCCATTTGTTCTATAATTTTTGGAAATTCTTTAACATTAAAACAATCAAATTCTAATTTGTACGGACTATGACAAAATAAGCAATACCATCTTACATTCATAGTCAATGTACAATAAATTTTATTTTTCATAAAGTTAAAATACATTAAGATTATAGGATTTCCTTTAAAACTAAGTGTTTTTTCAAAAGTTATTTTAATCTTATAACCTTCTTTTAACATATAAATTAATGCTAAAAGAAATTTAACATACCCAACTATTGTGAAAAATTGTAATTTTAAATATTTCATAAAATTATTTTCCGAACATTTCTTCATACACACTTTCAGTCCATTCATTATTTTTCACATAATTTAGACTCTCTTGTGTAGCGTGAATATCTCGCATTTTTATAGGCTTTGCTAACCCGAAATCATTAATTGATTTGAATCTCGACAACGCAACATAAATTCCGTTGTCTGGAACCCAATGATTATAGTCTATATATGCTCTCGATAAGGTCATTCCTTGAACCTTATGTATAGTAGATGCGCTACAAACTTTAATTGGTATATTATCATACGAACCTACAATCTTACTTTTTACAACAGTATGACCGTCTTCTTCCACAAGTTCATATTCATAATTATTTATAACCGCCCTTTCAACTTTAACTTCTCTATCACCCAAATCAACAATAGCAAAATCATCATTACAAGAAACCAAAGTTCCCATGCTACCGTTATAATAATCACGAGTTCCTTCTTCATTAATCGGAGCGTTACGGGTAATCATGATAGGGCAACCAATCTTTACCCAAATCTTTTCAGCATAAAAGCCGTTTTTGAATTCAGCAGTTTCTCGGAATGTTCCTGTAATTTTGGCAGTAAGACAAATAAACTTTCCATCAATAGCGTCCAATGCAATCTGATTATATTTTTGCACATCTTTGTTTGTAGACACAATTCTCAAAAAAGATTCATTTTGCATAATATAATCTTCTTCACTCATAACCCTTTGATTCAAATAATCAAGGTCGGCTTGTGTTTGTTCACATACACGAATTCTATTCAAGACATCTTTAAATTTTTCATCAGTATCGTTTTGACGATATATTTTTGTAAGCAAGAACGTAGCAAATCCCATATCTCTAAATGCAAATGAAGAAAAGAATTCTACATTTCCATTGTAGTTTATCATATAATAATCTTTTACTTGTGGGTCGTCCATTTTTACAACACATTGAAGTTGCAAGCAGTCCCCGAACAAAATAACTCTTGTTGGTTTTCCTCTTCGACATACACGAATAATGGACATTATGTAATCGAACATATCACAACTGACCATAGAAACTTCATCAAAAATAAAGCAATCAATGTTTCCAATCAAATCTTTCTGTGAATAAGAAGAGTTTGTAAATGTACCGAAAATGTCAGTTGGTTTTAATTTGAATAGGCTATGAATCGTGGTAGCACCAAGGTTTGTTCCATTATTTAACAAAGCACTTGCAACACCTGTAGAAGAAGCAATTGCAACATTCGTTCTCTTGTTTTCAACATCATCAGAAAACATATAATTAATGATTTTAAGCAGTGTTGACTTACCTGACCCAGCATTCCCTTGAATTGAGAGTTTAGCATTCTCATCTTCCCTTATATATTTCAGAATTTCCATATACTTGTCTGAAAATTCAATACCTTCAAAATGTTCTTTTAGTTCTTCGATTGTTTTCATATATTTATCCTTATAAATAAAAACTACAGACCTTGAAAATCTGTAGTTTTACATTATCATAATAAATAAAAATTGTCTAGTGATTTTATTAAAAATCTCCGTTCAAAACTTTATTTTCTGCTCTTTTTCTCAAAAATTCATCATTTTGTATTTTAGTAAGTTCTGCATAGTCTTTTGAATTCATATCTGATACAAACAACCAAGACGCTTCATCATCATAATGTACCTTTTTCTCAAAATCTGAAAGAAAAACTTTATATTTCTTCAAATCATCCATTCGGTCTTTCAATGCAACTGAAACTTCTTCTTCGTATTTGAATAAGAAATTATTAAACTCTTGAATCAATGCAAATAAAACGGCATAGTTTTCAAGTTCTTTATCTTTATTTTCATCTTTTGCTTTGGATATTGCAAAATTAAAGGACTTCTCAAATTCTCTTTTAGCATTATAAAATGTCTTTGGTAATTCTTTCATATAATTCCTCCATATAAATCCAAATTGTATTTATTTTTCTTCGTTTGGCACGATTCCGAAATCTGTTTCTTTTTCAGGTTCATCCGCAGTTGTATTTACTTCTTCTGTTTCACCGTCAGAAGCAATTACCAATTCAGTTCCCTCGCAGAATTTCCTACCCTCTAGTATATAAGGTTTTGTAAGTTTTATTGTCATAATTCCATCTCCATAAATTTAAAATCGTCTACTTATGCAGACGATGTAAATAGTTATTTTAAACCGCCTATTTTATTCAGATTTTTTAAATATGTTTTCAAATATATTTTCAATCTTTTCTGATGCTTTACAAATAAGTTTATTAATAGACTTCAAAATAACTTCATATCCAAATACAGAAAATCCAAACATACTTCCTTCGATGAAAATCATAAGCATCCAATCAACTTTAAAAACAAATTTAAGTGCTACTGAGAATCCGCAAGAAAAGATAAAAGGCAACCAAACTTTGTAGCCTTTAAGTTTATCATTTTTATCGAACTTTTTCACAATTTCTGAAAACATGATTGTACATGCAATCGAAACAATGTACAAAATCACAAACACCTTAGTGTTCTGCAAAAGATATTCCATAGAAAATTCCTCCATACAACACGAATATAAAATAAATAGTTCTGTTTATCAAGACTTTTTACAAATCAACTATTGTTTCTTCCTTGTTTTCCGTTTTAAGATGTTTTTCTTTATTTTGGTCAAACCATGAAACATCCAAACCTTTTAAACGAAGTTCTTCGATTTTAGAAAGGATATAAGAATTGCGTTCTGAGGAAGAACATTTTATATAAGTGTGTCCATAAATTTTAGATTTAGTATTCACTCTGCGATGTAATATTTCAAACCATTCAAAATTAAAATGAAATTCATTCGTTTCAATACAACGAAACATTTCTGAATTTTTAGCAAGAGATTGTTTTAAATGACTCATGTATTTTATATCGTTTTCATCAATATTTCCTACTAATTCTTTCATATATTTTACAAATGAATATTTTTCATGAAAATAATAACGCATATGTTTATAAATTCCATTCTCATCAAATTCACTTGATAAAATCATTTCAACATTATTTTCAATCATACAGTCATATTTTTCTTGCCAACTTTTCTTACGAAAATACGGTTTTCCATTTTCATCAAATTGAATATCACCTTTAATTTCAACCAATTTTCCATCTACCATAAAATCAACTTCATATCTTCTTTTCTTTCCAGTAGAGTCTAAATAATATAAATTTAATGGATGATGTTTAATATCATGATTATGGTCTTTCATATAACAATAATAATATGCTTCTGCTTTCGAATCAAATTCCATGTTATTTAATTCTCGAACATAAACTTTATTTTGCCTTATACTAGGATACTTATCCATAAATACTTTCATCTTATCAGCGAATTCATAAGTATAATATTCACCATCAAATTCTTCAGAATTAGGTTTGAAATATTGGAGATAATTACTTAATTTATTTCGTGATATTTTTAGATAAATAGCAAATTTATTAAATGTTAAATGAGTTTTCTTTTTTAATGCCAATTTTCTTTGTCCATCTAAATATAATTTTAATATTTTTCTACTCTCATTATCATAAACATTTATATTTTTATATCTTTTAGGATTTAAGTTTAATTTATTACTTTTGATTGCGTTGGTTATCACATTAACAGAAACATTAAATTCTTTACATAATTTAGGCAACGTTAATAATTCAGGTTTTATTATTTCAGATATAACATTCAAATCTAATGCTTTAATAAAATTAAAATCTTCTCTAGTTATATAAAATATATTATGAATTTTTTCGACATTTATTTTATAGTGTGATGTCAATTTTAATAAATTTTTAGTTGTTAAATTAAGAATATTGTTTAATTCTATAATTTTAATAAGACCATCTTCATTTATTTTATATGTTGAATATATTTCTTTATTATTAGTCAATTCTATTAATTTTAATTTAACCGATTTTGAACAAAATTCCAAATCTCCATATTTAATTGTATCTAAGTTATAAGTATTTATTACATCTTTTATTTTTTCTCGGTCTATGTGAAATTCTTTACTTAATTCACTAAGACTATAGCAATTATTTTTTATTTTAAATTCATCAACTTTAATGTTTACTTGATTTTCAAATTTTTCTTTTAATTTATCAGCATATTCATAAGTATAATATTTTCCATCAAATTCATCTTCTGTAGGAGGTAATTGATTTAATAGTGTATTTAATCTATTTCTCGAAACTTTTAAATATTTGGATAATGCGAATTTTGCTAATTTATTATTATTTATAGGTTGGTATTTGTTTTCATTTAAAAATTTTCTTAATACTTGTTCGTCATTTTCATTATAAAAAGAAAATCTACCTAAAACTAATGGATTGAATTTGATTTTATTATCATTATTTCTTCGTCTAACCCAATCAAAAGAAACATTACATTTTTTACATAAATTATCTAATGTTGTGTGATTTTTATAAAATTCAGCAAGTTGTAAATATGAGTTATAATTTATACTAAAATTTCTACCATCTTTGGAATATTCTATACCTAAATATTCTGATACTTTACGAATAGAATCCATACTAATTTTCCAATCTTTGGAAATTTCTTTAATTAAAAATACATCTTTTTCCATAACGAGTTCTCCTATAAATTATCATATGCTATTACCGATAGCAATACAAATAGTTAATATTTTAAAATAAAAAAGGAACGAAGATTTGTGTTTTAGAGAACTCATTAAAGCACACGACTCGGTAAATCGTCATCTTCGTTCCTTTTGGAATTAACTAATTATTTGTCTTAGCAAAATTCTACACCACAGAACGGACAAGCAGTTTCAATTCCGTCCGCCAACTCGTGATTACACTGAGGGCAAAGAGCAGTATCACCTTTGAACTTAGGTGAACCATCTTCATTTACACCAATGATAAATGAACGGTCATTGTCTGTGAGTTTATCTACGAATGGAAGAACTGTACTCTTCAAACTCATAGGGTCAAACTTGGCAATTTTAGCAACTTTTGCTACCTTCTGAATTGGAGCGGTTGGTGTAGGTTCTTCAACCTCACTCGGAAGTTCATCATCTTCTGAAGATTCTGTTTCAACTGTTTTCATAGAATCAAAATTTGGTGTTTCAGTTGAAGTTGTTTCTTCTGTAACTTCTTCATCTTCTGATTCTACTTCTGTAGAAGTATCTTCTGTTGATTCGGTTTCCTTTGTTTCGGATTTCTTGGCTTCCCATTCTTTCTTCTCTTTTTCAATCCATTCGGCAAAATCACTCTGAAGATTAGTACCAAAATCAATATCTGCTTGTTTGATGAGTTTACCAAGCACCTTGTTTACATAAGATGCTGATGTTGGACGAGAAATAAAAGGTATATCTTCCAACTTATATTTCTCATAATTTTCCTCATCTTCTGTAAGATAATTCATGGTTACTTTATTTGGGTCTAAACCAATCTGTGAAATCTTTGACTTTTCTTCAGGTGAGAAAATCTGAATCCAAGATTCACCAAGTTTCTTACTTAAACGCTTAACAACAACATCAAATTCGTCATACATACGATTAAGAGCAGTACACTGTTCATCGAAGATGTTGTTATAAAGACTTGGTTTGATTCCGTATGTTGGATATTCAACGGTCTTTCCATCAACTTCCTTAGTTGTAGAATCCCAACAAAGAAGTTTTGTATGCTTATTTTCAGCGCACCAATTATCCGTCCTGTCAATACAGTTAAACAGATAAAATGTATCTGTCATCATGCCTTTTTCTGAAGCCAAACAATCTTCTGCTTTCTTACCGTTGTGGATAAATCTTTCGAATGAAGGTTTACCTTTATTGTCGAAAATTTTTGTCTTATTTTCTTTGTCGTATTTGTACTTACCAATAATTGTTCGCCATAACTTATTTACAGGATGGTCACGGTCCTCAGACATGATAATTGTAGTCCATTTATCATCATCAGTTTTAACGAACGCACGTTTTACAATAAGAGGGTCATAAACCGATTCACGCATGAGTGGTGAATTCCCCACGAGTCTTAGAATTTTAGGAGTATCTTTTTTTAAGACGCACACCTTAAAATCAGGAACATCTTCTTTTGGAAAATCCCCATGTGATTTAGCCTGTTCGGCTTTCTTTTTTGCTTCTTGGAACTTCGCCAAGCGAGCCTTTGCCTTCTCTTCAGCACTTAACTCTGCCATAATTTTTCTCCTCGACCATATAAAAATATGGTACTTCACGGTAATAAATCTATTCTTTGGTCAACGACCTATAATCCTAATATAGTTAGATTTATGTAATTTGTCAACATAAATCTAAAAATATTTTTAATTACTTTCCGCTACTTCCAAATCCACCAACTCGTTCTTCGCTGATAGGGTCATCGTCTACTGTAATCAGATAATGTGTGAACATACCTTGTGCAATTCTATCGCCTTTCTCAATGGTCTGTACTTCATCTGAAATATTACGCAAGAACACACCGATATTTCCATCATTCTTTTCATTAGAATAATAATCGCTATCTATCCAACCTTGCGTATTTGCCAATTCCCATTTACCGCAGGCTGACGAACGAACATTAATCAATAAAATAACATCCTTATCCATTTCTGCCTTTACATCTGTCCAAATCTTTACAATTTCATTTGGCTTTACTGTGTAATTTGTCTTTGCATAAAAGTCATACGCACCACTACCTTTTGTGGCACGTCTAGGTAGAGAAGTTTCTCCTTCAACTTTCTGCATAGGTTCAATTACTTCATGAAATTTAATCATATATTTCCTCCATATAAATATAATCTATTTCTTTTTAGATTTACCAAACATATAACCCAATCCAAAAGAAGTCAATAATAAAATTAAAATAATCAAAACATCGTGATTCATACAATTTCCTTACAAATCAAACAAACCTTTTTCCAAATTATTGTTACTTGATTTTCCAACTGTGAATAATTTTTCAACTGCAATTTCACCTTTTTCTCTATCTGATTTTTGCATTACTTTTCTTTCTTTACTCCAAATACATTTGAAATCGGAAGGCATATAATATTCAGAAATGAAAACATAATTATTCTTTCCTAATTTTTTACACCAATCATAAAATAAATCATAAGGAAATCCATCTTTACCATTATAAATTTTTGTATCTCTGTATGGTGGGTCTAAATAAAACAAACATTGATTAAAATAATTAGGGTCATAATCTTCAAAAGAATGTATACCAAATTCTATTCCTTTCAATAAGGATGCTTGTTCTTTTGCGTATTCTAATCTCTCATGATAAATATTTCTTTTACCGCTAGGGTCTTTTCCATAACCACCATCGAAATATCTTCCGCCAAAACTAGCAAAATATCCAATTCCGCTTGTATAAGGAATAGAATATTTATTTGTTTTATTCTTTCTGTTTTCTCTTACATCAGCATAATGCTCAAAAGAACAATCTTGTGGGAATACATCAAGATTAGGATTATCTCTCATATATTTCAAAAGTTCAATCAATTCGGAATTTATATCAGAACCAATTCTATTTTTACATTGAATATGGTCAATCATATTTGCCCCGCCTACAAAACATTCAATATAAGTTTCGATATGATTTTCATTTATACAATTCTGTAAAATTGGTAAAATATATTTTCTTAATTTTGCTTTACTTCCTTGATATATCATATTTCTCCTTTTACAAATCAAATAAATTAGTATTACTTTCTTCTATTCGTTTCTTAGCAATATTGTAATAATTTTCGTCTAATTCAACTCCAATAAAGTTTCTATTTGTATTCGCACAAGCAATTCCACAAGTTCCACTTCCCATACAAGTATCCAAAACCAAATCTCCTTTATTTGTATTATTTTCAACCAATTCAGTTATCAATTTTAAATTTTTTTGTGTAGGATGTACTTTACTTCCACCACAAGGATATTCAAAAACATTTGATTTACAAAATGCATTAAATGTTTTCCAACCTTTAGGCTTAAACCAAACACAAAGTTCTACACCGCTTAAATAAATATGTTGACCGTTCATAGGAGAAGGATTCGTTTTTTTCCAAACAATACATCTAACAGTTCCTTCTTTTTGTGAAAAGAAATCATATATTTTTGAAAATTGTTTCATTCCACAAAATATACAAATGCTACCTTTACACACTCTATAGCATTGAATCAAAAACTCATCTAAATCAAATGTACAGACATCAGCATTTGTTTTATCTAATTTTCTCAACCCTTGTGATTTTCGATTAACTTCATCATAAGGAATGTCTGTGCAAATAAAATCAATAGATTTATCTTTCACCCCCCCATAAATTTAATACAATCATCGTTATATAATTTAATATCTGACATTTTTATAACTCCTCTTAATCATCCCAAATATTTTTCATGGTTTCTTCTATTTCTTCCTTGGTGATATAATCTGAATACTTGTCTTTAAATTCAAATCTTCCGAATTTCGTCTCTCTGTCAAGCATGTCACCAAATAATTCTCCAAATTTACTTTCTTTCTGTTCTTCCATAGAATCGTTTGAAATAAACCATGTTGACTTTCTGACAACTTCAAGACGTTCTTTCAACCAAACAATAAGCAAACGTTCCTTGTATCCGCTCTGCCATAAACAACATCTTTGTTCCTCGAATTCATCGATTACCAAAACATCAACATTTTTAATGTAATCTAACTTCTTTTTCAATTCTTCATCTCGTTCAGAATCATGAAGTAATGAAATCAAATCTTTAGCAAAAATGTAATAAACTGATTTTCCCTTGATTGCCAACTTTGTCAAAACACCTTTTGTAGTGTATGACTTTTGTGTACCTTGCCCACCCCATACATAACAGTGTAAATGCTTAAAAGGTTTTTTATCTGAATCAAATTCTTCTACATATTTCTGTAACTTTTTCAGATTTCCGTTTTCATCTTTTCCACGATAATCAGACCAATCAAAATCAATCAGTTTCTTGAAATCTTCATAAGTAGAGTTTTCATCAAGTAATCCGCTTTTGGAAAGAATATTACTCGCTTTGAGTTCATATTCATATTTCATTCTACATGAACATTTCACTGCTGAACTCTCACCAACGATGAATCCATTTGAATCGCATTTATCACATTTTACTTCTGAAAACGGTTTTAAAATTCCCATATTATTCCTACATTTATAAAAAATTCTTTCCTTCAATATATCATTAAAGGAAAGAATAAAACAATACTAAATTGAAAAATTTCCATTCATTAAAAGAAAATTATAATATCATTAATTATATCATATTCTATCCAAAACAAAGGCAACTTACCTTTATCAGCATCTACTCTAATAGAGAGTTTGTTTTTATCAATTTGAATAACTCCTCCACAATCAGCACGTCTTACTGTAAAAATAATATCTTCCAAATTATCTAGTTGAGTCAAAGAAAGATATAACTGATTCCAATATTTAAAATCTTCATTATTGTCTTTAATAAAAAATTCATGGTCTGAATATTTTAATTTACTTTGTGCTATTTCTAAATTATTCATAATTCACCATCCTATTAATATAATTTATCAAAGTTTAGGTCTACAATATATTCACCTAAAATTTTTACATAATTATCATATCTGCAATACTGATATAAATAGTTAATGTTTATATAAGATAGTTAAAAAAGATTGAAAGGTTAGACAGAACTAGGATATTCTATCAATAGGTTGACCGCCTATCATTCCTTTCAATCAAAATAATAATATCAAATTTAATTTATTTTATCTAGCATGATTCTTATTCTTTGGGTCGCAAACATCATAGAAAAATTGCAATTTTTCAAGATATTCTTTACTTGGATTTTTTACAGAAATATTACCGTTTTTAGCAAATGTAACAGATATATTATCTAATTCAGAAACAGTTCCTTTGAAATGGAATTTTTCATTATAGTTATTACCGTCTTTTATTAAATATTCACTAGCAGTATCGAATGCCCAATCCATATTATCATGATATTTTCCAAAAACCATAAAGTATAGTGCTTCCCAAACACGTTTTTGTGAATAATCATCATATGCTTTCCAATGACCATCACCTTCATAGTATGGAGACATTTCTGTATGAGAAAATGTATATGCCCATTGATTAGCAAGTTTATTGGTATCTACACCAAACTCATTCTCTTGAGCATTTTCTGACAAAAACTTTTCGATATCTTTCAGCAGATTATCATAAGTAGTAATTGTGGAGGTTGGAATCTTGAATCCAATTTCATCATTATACAAATAACCATTCTCTACTCTAAAGTGAATATCCGTATCTTTGCTCAACTTCTGTGAAAGCATATAAAGATAAGCGTCAATAATACTATAAGAAACATATCCTTCATCGACTAATTCCCAAAAGAAATCTCTATCAATATTTTCCAATCCAAATCTTGCCATAATTTATTTTCTCCTATTCAATTTCATATAAATTATATCTCTTTAAGATAGTATTTTCATCTGTATTAGGAAATACTTCTTCAAGATATATTTTAATTGCAAACAGATAAGTATTTACGACTTCTTTGAAATGTGTTGTAGCGTTTATTAAGATGTTTCGTTTTACTGTATCTTTACAATTATTACAAATGTAGTTTAATCCGTTCAATGCTTTCAAAGCCTTTTCTTTGGTTATAGAAACATCATGTAAAGACCTATCCAATATTCCGTTATTTGATAAAAATTCTCTATTATCCAAAATTTTTTCAAGAGTGTTGCTATATGAATTTAATAAAGATACAAAAGTTTTAACATCGACTTTCATATCTTCATTGAGAAATGATTCCGTCAATAAATTCGAACAAATTTTATTTGCTTCACCAATTATACGAAGTAAATCAATTGTTAAAGAATTTAAAGTAATCATGATTCGTTCCTCCTACACATAATATATCACAACTAAATGTAATCTGTCAAGTAAAATTATTAAAAAATTAAGCAACTTGATTGATTCTTGCAAGAAATTAAATTGAATTTCAAAACAAACAGAGGTTGCTTGTAAATATAGTTATTTAATTTTAACTATTTGATATATGGATATAAATACAACGTCTACTACAAATCCAAATCCTCATTTTATGACAAAACCTCAACCATTTTATTATGGCGAACAAATGAAAAAATGGGCAAATACACCCATGTCATACGCTATGGATATTGCTATAGAAAATCATTTTTCGGAGGTTCTTGAATTTCCACTTGATAGAATAATATACGCTTCAAATGAATACTGTTTTAGAGAAAGAACTAGAACTAACGCTGGTGAATTAAATTTACCATTCTTGAATTATTATAGAATTGGATTTGAAGATGCCGAAAGACCTTGGAAAAATGATTATTCTAATCGTTTTGGATTAATTGACCGTGAAAATAAATTCACATCAACATTAGGTGGAAGAATGAGAATTTATCCTATAACCATAAGTTATGAAGGAACTGCTTTCTTTGCACAAAATAAAGATTGCGAATATGCAATGAACAAACTTTTATTTGATAATTCAAATGAAACCATTGTTAAACCTCAAGTCGAAACCAATGATGGAGATATTATAACAAACGCTGGTCTCATGAATTTTGACATAGAATACAATCCGACCTATCAAGAATCAGATTGGCTTGAACAAAACAGAATTTGGACTATCGGAATAGATTTTACAATTACAACATATATGATTGGAAATTTTGATACAAATCCTGATAATTTACATGTGGCTAAAAGTGTACTTCTTGAATTTTTTACCGCTAAAAAACTTAATTATGAAAATTATAAAGATAGTGAACAGATGGAAATGTTTTTAACTGAATATTTTGGAGAAACAAATTAAATTTTTATAACTATCTAAAACATAAAATTGTAAATAAAATTTTTAATTATAGGAGAATAAAATTATGGCTCAATCTTGGAGATTACAAACAGTTGAACAAGATAATACAGAAAAAGCAAATGTGAGTACACCTACTGTTGGTGCTATAGCAATCGTTTCACCTAAAGGACCAAAAACTTTTACTAAATTTAACAAAGGTGATACACAAGGTATTTTGAATACATTTGGTTATCCTTCAAAAGATTATCCAACAATTCAAGATGCTCTTGATGTTGTACAGAAATGTACAATGTATGTCGCTAGTCCATACAAAGGTGGTACTTACGGTGGAGTATTTGTAACAAAGTCTATGGGTACAATTCCTTTTAATCAAGGAGTATCGAATAAAGAAATTTCGGACTATAATTCCGTTGCTTTTATAGATAATGTAGGAATTGGAAATGGAACAACATTATCATATTCTTATACAATCAAATACATTGAAAAATATAAACCTGAAACACTGACACTTAGTATAGGTGGTGTGGCACATGATATATCGATTAGTGTCAACGATAATATAGAAACTTTGTCTGACGATGGCAATCTTTTAGACGAAGGCTGTACTTTAAACACCGAGACAGGTGTATTAAACTTGACATTCTTACAAGCACCTTCTACAGGAACTACGATTTCTATTGGTTATGACATGGATATGTCTGACACTTATTTCGTTCTTTTCGATAAAAACATGCAAGAAGATGATTTGCAAGTTCAAGTAACTTTATCTGAAGATGTCGAAAATGCTTTTGAAATTGTAGTTGCTCGTTATGACCCTATCAATCTTGAATACACAGAAGTAACCAATAGTCCTTTTATTGTGGGTCTTTCCGAAACATCAAAAGATAGTTACGGCGACAATATTTACATCAATAATATTTTTGGAGACAATCAGACTTTATTTGATGCTCATGTTGTAACTTCAATTGTAGATGGATTCATGAATGATGATTCTATGGTTAATCTTAGTGGTGGTTCTCGTGGTGAGGAAGTTGATGGTGCTGATGTCGCAAATCTTTATGAACAGTTGATTGACACAAACAAGTTCCAATTGAAATTCTGTGTTGACGGAACAAATTATAGTGAAGTTATTGCTAAATTTGAAAATCTTAGAAACAGTTATCAGAAACGTTGCAGATTCATTTATTGTACCGCCGATGTTGATGGTAATACAATTGTTGAAAATCCAAATGATTATAATTTCGGCATTACTGCAAACAGAGGTATGTATCAGTATTGTTTAAATTGGGGTATCCACAAAGATATTTATCAAGGTAACGATTTCAAATGTTCTAACATGGGTTTAATTGCTAGTAGAATCGTAGATTACTTGGATAATGAAGCAAATACAACCTCTGCTCCTGCTTATATTGATGAGAACGGCGTAGGTGGTATTCTTGGTTCAAGTATCGTAAAACTCACGCAAGACACAACCTCTGAAGATGTTCTCGAAACACTTGATAATATTAACTTCAATGCGGTAATCAACGATTACAACTATGGTGCTATGATTGGTGGATGGAGAACTCGTCAAGTAAAGAAAACAGATTTGTCAAATATTCCAATTTCTTCTTTGGTTGATACTCTCATCGAACAGATTGAAAAGAATGTACTCCCTAGTCGAATTGGTAAAATGATTGATGAAGCATCTTATTCTGTTGTAAGAAGTGGTTGTAATTCAATTCTCGGAACATATTCTAATCGTCTTGAAGATTATTATGTATGGTGTGATTCCGATAACAATACTGCCGAAACAAGAAATCAAGAAAGATTAGTAGTTGCGGTAGGTATTGTTCCTAAAAAGTTTGCAAGAACTATTTTACTCAATTTTAATGTTTACAAATCGGGCGTCAACGTTAAAGTTGAGATGACAAAATAAAATAATAAAGTAAAATAAAAGCACCAAGTTTATTCTTGGTGCTTTTTTATTATTCATAAATTACTTTCGTAGTTCCACAATCATAAATTCTATATATCTTATTTTCTTTCATTATTTCATGTTCCGTTTTATTTGAATCATAAAATTTCAACTCACCTCTTTCAAACATTTTTTTAATTTTATTCTTTCGAAAATGAGATTTATGAACTCGTCTACCATTTACAACATATGAATAAGAAGGACTATTTTCTTTAACAATCTTAAATCCACTCTCAATATATCCTTTTCCATTAAACCACGCTTTGTATACATAACTTGTGATTGATTTATATTCAATAAAATTAGAAATATGTTTCATTAACTTGCTGAATCCACCAACAACTTGAGTGTTTAATTTTGTAACCATTCTCGTAAGTTCTACATTCCCATCGTGCCAACCTTTCTTATTTATACAAACGCATTGTACAAGTTCATCATTAAAAGTAAGACCCAAATATAAATCACCATAAGCAAAACCTTGTAAATGATTTTCATCGAAGAATATCTTTGCTTGGTCTTTTTCAATTTCCTTTATTTGACATTTACGAGCAAAAATCTTTTCTTTGTAAACACCAAGTCTGCTTGCAATCATAGATTTCACAATTTCTTTATGTTCCAACCAATCATCTTCAAAGACATGAATTAAATCTATCCCTTTTTCATTACACATATTCGTTTTTACAAGATGATAATTTTTATCAACATGATTTTCATCATGCCAATGCAAACCGTTATATTCTATTGCGAGTTTCATTTTAGGAATATAAATATCTAATTCCTTTGGTGAAATTATTCTCTTTGTATTTTCCATAACTTCATCGGAACATATTGATTTTACAAAGTCAACTAATTCTTTTTCAGAATAAGACTTTCCACACGCATCAGTTTTTGAAAAGAAATCAGATAAGATTGGTAAATCCGATTCATTTATATAATAATGTTCATCTCGATTAAAACGCACAACGGATATATTTAATCTTTCAACCGCATTCAATATGGTTTTGTCATGTCTATTAAATTTCATTGATAATTCGTCAACTGTTAATAAATTCTGAGATTTTGCAAAATTTATTTTATTTTCTTTTGTAATTTTCACTTTGTTCAAAACTTCGTTACTATATAACGGATGTTCAACACCATAATTATTCAATAAAGTTTTTCTTGCTTTATCTTTAACTTCTTTTGTTAATATGGGATATTCCACTCCCCATTTTTTCAAATTAGTATTTTTTGTTTTTTCTTTTACTTGTTTACTTTGAGTAGCGTGTTCTTTTCCATATCTTTCAAGATTTGTCTCTTTAATTTTATTTTTCACATTTTCATTTTGAGAAATAAATTCTACACCATAAACTTTGAGATTTGTATATTTTCGTTTTTCTTCAATTTCTTTTAACTCTGCTTCGGATTTAGAATTCCAAGTTTCAGCACATTTTTCACCATTAGTATAAGTTTCATCTCCATATAATTTTAATTTTGTAGATTTAATTTTATTTACAAATTCTTGAATTTCTTCTTCTGATTTATTATACCAAGATTGTTTCATTTTATTAGCGATTTCTTCATTCTGTGTTGGAACTTCTACACCATATTTCAATAAACTAGTTTCTTTACGTTTATTTACAATTTCTTCGATTTCTTTATCTGTTTTTGATAACCAAGTTTGAGATGATTTTTCCGAATTATTATAAAGTTCATCTCCATATCGTTCAAATTTTGTTTTCTTTGCTTTTTCAGCACTAGATTTGTGTGCTTTTTCTACAGAACCAAAATGTTTAATTTGAGTTAATTTATTCTTTTCAGAATTATTATAATTTTCATCACCATATCTTTCCAATTTAGTCGCTTTACTTTGTTCAAGTCTTGATTCTTTATTATTTTCCCAAGATTTTAAGTTTGATTCTGAAATCTTTTCTTTATTAACATAATTTGGGTCTCCATATCTTTCCATTTTTGTTTTGCGAGATTTTTCATTCTTTTGTTTATAAAAATTTTCAAGACTTCCGTATTTTTCAATACGACTCATATCTCTAAAAATAATTTCTTTATTTGGAGTATTTTTTACAAAATCTTTAATTTGATTTACTTGTTCATCAGAATAAACATCTACTTCTTTATGTGCCTTTTCATGATACATTTTTTTAGATTCTAATTTAAGATATTTTATTGTATTTTTAACTGTAGAATCTGATAAATTTAATAAACTACAAATTTCCTTTTTAGTATAATTCATAATATCCTCATCCTTAATTTCATTTCTGACCATTGGTAGTGGTCACATTAAATAGTAAGAGTTAGATAGAAACGGATGAAGTAGTTTCTATCAAATGTGCTACCAACACATCTGTCCTCTTAAATCAAGAGTATCAAATTTTGAGAATTTAATCAAGTGAAATCATAAATTTAAAGAGAAATAATTAAAAAATTTATTCTTCGTTCGCCTTTACATTCCAAATCGGCTTTATAATTTTCAAAACTTCACAAGTATCTCCAATAGTTTCAAGAATCTGTTCCATAGGTTTGTAAGCCATGGGTGATTCATCTATAGTTCCTACACAAACAGAAGTTGTGTAAACATCTTTCATTGACTTCTTGAAATCTTCCATTTTAAGAGATTCTTTAGCCATAGAACGTGACATAAGACGACCTGCACCATGAGGAGCAGAACAATTTCTATCTTCGTTTCCTTTACCTTTTACAATTAAAGAACCGTCAGCCATGTTCATAGGAATAATTGCAATTTCATCTTTGTATGCTGAGATAGAACCTTTACGAATAATCTTATTTTTAATATCTACATAATTATGAACTGTACAGAATTCATCAAGAATATGTTTCTTCTTAATATTCAATGCTTTACAAATTTCATCTTGCATAGCCTTTCTTGACCAATAAGCAAAATTTTGTGCAATTTCCATATCATGTAAATATCCTTTCAAATCTTCACCTTCAAGATATGCAAGTTCATTTGGAACTTTTTCAAATTCTAGTTTATCAAGTTCAGACTGAATTTCTTTTTCACGACCTTCTCTCTTAAGTCGTTCAATGATTTCAGTTTTTTCCTTGATGTGATTTTTATGATATTCGATTGCTTTATTCTGCCAATATTTACAAACTTCAATTCCTAAATGTCGAGAACCGCTATGAATTACAAGATAATAATTCCCTTCTTTATCGATATCTAATTCGCCAAAATGATTTCCTCCACCTAATGAGCCAAGAGCAAGTAATTCTTTTTCTTTGTTAATTGGTGTAATAATATTATCGAGATTTATATTTTCGCAGAATTTATGTTTTGTACTTCTGTGTGCCATTCCCATAGGAATGTTCGCTCGCCATACTTTATCCAAGTTTTTTAAATCAAAATGAAAATCTTTAGATATTTTAAGAACTTGCATTCCACAACCAATATCTACTCCAACCAAATTTGGAACAATTTTATTAACAATTGTTTGAGTAAAACCAATTACACATCCACTTCCTGCATGACAATCTTCCATAATTCTGATTTGTGAACCTTCTGAAAATTTCTGATTCAACAAATTCAAAATCTGTTTATAACACGCTTCTTCCAACTTGTCATAATCATCTACGAAAACTTTAGCATTGTTATATTTTCCTTTAATTTCAATCATATTATTCTCCTATTTATATTCCATTTTCACAGTACCGCAATCGTAAACGCAGTTCTGTCGGCATATTTCCAATTCAATCATATTATGAGAATATATTTTAATCTTTCCTTTATCAAGTATTTTTTTAATTTGTCTTTTCTAAATCCGTTTTTATGAAATCTCTTTTTATTCAATATATAAATAAGGTGGTACAATTAAAGTGAAATACAAACCAAATTAAAATAAAAAGACCTATAAAAATCATCTAGGTCTTTTTATTTTAACTATCTTATAAAACAATTAATTTTTATTAAAAGAGGTACATTATGAGATTTAAAATAACAAGTGTGGGTTTTGGCGGAGATTTAGAACCTTTTATGCGAGGTTTAAAAAATTATGAAATTTTTGGCGAAAATGCTCTTCTTGATACATTAGAAATTGCTGATAAATTTTTATCATTTTCTAAAATAGGTTTTATTGATGGCTATGAAGATGATATCGAAATTATAGTATCAAATAAAAACGGAGATTATATAGAATTTAAAATAGACGATGGAACGGATGAAGATTATCAATATATTTTAGATTTAATCAAAGATGCTTCTAATTTAAATGTAAAAGTTAAAAAATATTAACTATTTATTATGTTGGATGTTAATAAAAAATATTAACTATTTATTATAAAGAAAAGTTTAATTGGCAATAAACCGTCAAGATTTTTATATGAGGTGCGGTTGATACGAAGTCGAAATTATATGCTTTGATTTTTAAAAATGTATCAGTGAGATTTTTTAGAATTTGTTAGAAATCTTTTGTTCATGCCGATAACTATATATCTTATAGGTATTTTAGTAATTCTTTCGTGTAAAGCAAACTAAAAACCTCAATCGATGAAACAAAAGGTGAAAACTATGGGTTTCGGAAAAGTTATGAGAATGAGCGAAGATAAGGCTCGTTCAATTTACAATGAAAAACTCTCAGAAAGAGAGAATAAAATCCTTAAACTGAAGGAAAAATATTCAAAATCAAAGGGTCTCGCACTCGGAAAGGGTAAACTTGAAGAGATGTTCGAGAAGGATGCTAAAAAGGCTGAAAATCTTATTTTGTTCCTTGAGAACTCTGAAATTCAGGCTCGTAGAAATCCTACAATCGCACAGAATGTTCTCCAAGAACAGGCTATCAAATCAATGACAGAAGGTCAGATGAAAGAAGCAATGCAGACTGGTGGAACAATGGCTCTCATGTTGCCAACCGATATCGTAAAGATTTCTCGTATTGCTTACACAAACTCAATCGCACAAGATGTATTTGATGTTTGGGGTATGTCATCAATGAAAGATAGCCTTTACAAGTTGGAAACAACTTACGGTTCAACTGCTCGTGGTGCAACAGAAGGCAATGTAGTTTATGAAAACTACGGCGAAGGTCGTTATCCTTCTACATTCGAGCAAGAAACACTTACTTCTGCTGATGCAGGTGTAACATGGACTGCTACACTTTCTTATGCTCCACTTATTCCTTTCAAGGTATCTGTATTCCTTGATGGTACACAAGTAGCAACTGATAATGGTAGTGGTGTTCTTGTTGGTGCTACTCTTGATACATCAACTCCTTCAACTGTAAACTACACAAGTGGTGCTATTTCTGTAGTATTTGCAAGTGCAGTAAGTGGTGGTGCTAGTGCTGAAGTTACAGTACAGTACGCTTATGATTTCGAAGACCCTGCCCTCTTCCCAAGAACAGGTTCTGTTCTCTTGAACTTGGTTGAATATCAGTTCTCTGCTATTCTTTACCCACTCGAAGTAGAATGGACACGTTTCTCTGAAGATTTGATGAATTCAAAACTCGGACTTTCTGCTAAAGATATGCTTATTGCAGGTGCAGGTGACGAATTCCGTAAAGCATTCGATGAAAGATGTATTGCAAAGGGTATCAAGGCTTCTACATGGCACGCTCCTGTAACATTTGATACAGACTTCGCAACTGCTGGTGCTGACTCTTCTTACGCTCACGCACAGTCAGTAATTTCTGCAATCATCAATGGTGAAAACCTCCCATATGATGCAATTGGTCGTCTTGCTGATGAAACAAACATCGTTTGTGATTCAACATCTTATTCTTACCTTACAAAGCACAACAAGTTTGTTGGTGTTAAACCTACAAGCAAAGTTGGTATCTTCAAGGTAGGTGATATCGATGGTCGTGGAGTTTATATGGCTCCTAAATCAATCATCGGTAACGGTGCTAATGAAGGCAAACTCTATCTCTTCGGTAAGAGTACAGAAAGCAAGAATGTTGATGCACCTGTATCAATCGGAACTTACGGAACAGGTATCACTACAAACCCAGTTGAACTTAAGAATTTTAATTCACAGATGGGTTTGGGTGTTTATGCTGATAGCAAAATTAACAACAAACACTTCGCTACTGTGGTTACTCTTGAAAACCTCACTGCAAATTCGTAAGTCTAACTTGAAATCTAACAAGATATAAATAGATAAAAAATACCCTAGATTTTCTAGGGTATTTTTACTTTCATCATTAACAAAATTAGGACAAAACAAATCATAAACAAAGTAAGATAGAATTAAATAGAATGTCAACAAATCACAAATAATCTGAAAAATGTTCTCCATACAAATTATCCATTTCTTTTGCCAACAACGATAATTCTTCGACAGTTCCACATTGTTTTATTTTAGTACACCATTCGACACGGAACAATTCAAAGTGTTTGTTCATTTCTTTAATATAATTTTTAGCATACTTTTCATTTTCACTTTTTGGGTCATGGTAAAGACATTTTAATCCAAAAAATTTATCATTTTCAATCTTATCGAAAAGCATTTCTCGAAATATTTTCTTTAATTGTGGAACAGTTTTCTTCAAATTTTTCTCTTTCTGAATTTTAATCAATTCATTTCTAAATTCTTGCGAAGATTCAATTTTCATAACAATAGAATTATCGAATTTAGGTTTATGACTTTTTATATCATATGATGTTGGATGAAGATTAAATTTTTCAATCAATTTATCTGTCCAACCGTGTCTTTTCAATGTAATGTAATTAATTTCATTCATAACTTTCTCCTATTCTTCAAACTTCCAACTTTTTGAAAATTCTTTATCAGCAAATAAACTAGCAAGACCTGTCAACTGTTTCAATCTTAATAATTCTTCTTTATCCATTCCCAATCTTCGCTGAATCTCATAATCAGACAGACCACTTGAAACAAGTTCCGTAATAATATTCGACATAATATCGATATCGTGAGTTCCCTTACATCTATTATGCAAAATTGTAGCAAACATACGGTCATATCGATTTTGGTCTTTATTCAACACTACGCAAGGAACTACACCTTTTTCACGAATATAAATATCCTTGTAGAGTGACATAATCAAAACTCTGTGAAAACCATCAACCAACACATAGGGATGCTTGTCTTTATCTTCATCGTTATTTGGTGCTACAACACAAGGAAGCGTCCAACCACTTTCAATCATAGAAGTATGAAGAAGTTCAAAGATATTTTTATCCATAGCATTTGGATTATAATTATTTGCTTTAATCAATTCTATCGGAATTTTCTTCACTTCATAAATCGGTGAAACATAATCAGAGTTATTCATCTGTTCTATTTCTTCGTCTGTCAAATCCCAACATCTTTCAAAAGTATGAGTATTTTCATAATTCACCGTAATTTTCTTTTCCATAATTACAACTCCTTAAATTTTTCCAATGCTATTTTTCTTTTTTCTGATTCCGTCTTGCTAGGTGAAAATCCCATTGTTTTACAAATGTAATCATTCTTCAAAATTGTTACACACATTCTCTTGTAAGACGGTAAATCCATCCATTTCTTACACAAACTTAAATCATCAGGGTAACTTTTAAACCTTACAAGATGTTTATTTTTATATCTAGAACTTTCTCCCAAATCTTCAATTTCAATATCTTTATAAAATTCGTGTATCTCATCGATGCTCTGTGGGTCAATGAATGCACCTTTTCCCTTACACCAATAACTTATACTAGTAGTAAACTTTTCTATAAAATGATTTTTCACATCTTCGCTACAAGTGTTCAGCAAAAATTCACAGTAAGTTCTCCATGTGTAGTTTTTCGGAAGTTTACAATCTCTCCATCCCATAAGTTTTGTATCACCATAAAGGGAAACAAAGTTTGCACCTTGTACACGAGAAATCATTCTTCCCCACATCGAAGGATTAATACACTTATAAAATTTTAATGTTGCATTGGCTTGATTATTGAATGGACTTGCTACACGCATTTGGTCTACTGAAAGACTTGCTTTATAATACAAATCATACAACTTGTTATATGTCTTCCCACTCTTCGCAAAGTACACCCATACATCTTCTACAATCCAATCATAAATCGGATATGACATCGATGAAAGTTCATTTTCCACAATCCATCTGTTGCCACTTTCAATGCGGTGATTGTCAAAAGAATGTGAACCACTTGTAACCAACATGTAACGGTCATAAGATTCTTCTGCTCGAATGCCACAAGCATTCACAGATTTTCCATATTTACTAGAAAACCAATTTGAAAATGCAGATAACAAATCCTTATCCCACCATTCATAATCAAAATTAAACGGACAATTTTCTTCCGTAACTACATAATCATAGTTCGGTAATTCTCTTACCCAAATTTCTCTCTGTTCTTTATTCCAAGGTCTCCAAAACCCCTTCGATTCCAACGAGCAACAATTCTGAGCCTTGAACGGTAGACACAACCAATATTTATGCTTTATATCAGACAATGATTTGAAGGTTTCATCAACAAATTCCGTAGTCATATCATACTGTGCTTCAAAATCTTCATGTACAATACAAACTCGGTCAATCAGATTATGTTTCCTAGCATAATCAACAACAAGATTTAGACAAACGGTTGAATCCTTACCACCACTGAATGGTACAATTATATTCTGATAACGGTCGAATAGAAATTCTATCCGTTTCTGAGATTCTTCAAACACATTGGTTTCGTTGTATATTTTCATGTATTTCTCCATAAATCATCTTGTTTTAAACTGTTCTACATAATTTTTACCATATTTTTCATCTACAATTTTCATAATTTTAATTATATCTTTCTTTATAATGAGTTTCACATTATTTTCTTCCATACATTTTTGTTTACACATATCCCATTCACGATTTTTCATTTGTTTAAGATTTCCATCTTCATCTAACAATTGTCCACCTTTAATTTCAATATTTTCACCATTTACTAAGAAATCACATTCATAACGATGAATATTACCATTATATTTATATTCAAAAATCTTGCCTTTAGTTATATTATTTTTAAGAATATATTTATTATAAATATAAAAATAAACTTCCCATGAACTATGAAATTCTAATTTCTCAAACATATATTGATGCGTTACTGATAAAGTTCCGTGATTTTCAATTCTACTTTTCATTGATTTTTCTGAATCAGTAATTGAACGTTTACCATATTTCTTTAATTTGGTTTCTTCTATTTTCTTTTGTCTTTCATCAGTACAAGATTCTTTTACTTTTTCAGAAATCTTGTTTCTCGCTTCATTAGAACGAGAAGGATTATCAACTCCATATTTTTTCATACAAGTTTGTTCTTGAAAAAATAATTTTCTTTCTTTTGCCGAACCAAATCCTTTAAGAAAATCTTCAAATTTTTCTTTCTGCTCTTCATTAATGAAAGCAAATTGATGAGATGGTTTATAAACTTTAATTCCTAGATGTTCAAGAATCGCTAACGCAGTATTTTCACAAAAATCATATTTTTTACCAAGTTTATCAATAATATTTCTTAATGGAATCCAACCATCTTTAGTATATTTCAAATCTCTTAATTCCGCACGATTAAACGTTGAGATACTTTTCATAAATTCATCAAATCTTTCACATTCTTCATTAGAATAAACATATTTGAATTCAAGATTAACATGTTCGCATTTTATTCTAAATTGTTTTTCATTTAGATTATATTTTTTAAGCAAATCTAAAAGAAGAGTACCTTCGTAAAAATTTTTAATATTATGTGATTTAATATATTTTATCTGATTCGTTGTATAAGTAGAAACAAATTTTTCAATAATAGGAATGTTCTCAATGAGAACACATTTAGCATTATTTTCGATTTCAATAGGAATGTTCAAAAATTCAAGATAAGAAATAAACTGATAGAAATCAATTTTGTATTTTTCTGAAAGTTTTTTAACAGAGATATAATCCATAAATTCCTCCTACAATGCACTAAGTTCCGCTAAGAAATGCACCATAGGTTTTAGCGGAACTTACGGATTATTTCTTACATATAATATAGTAGATTTTATAGAAAATGTCAAGATAATTTGAAGTTTATTTGAACCTTTATTTTCCTAAATATAATCCCAAAACATCACTCTTGAATAAATATATTACTTTAAGTTTCAAAATACCATTATAATCCAAGCATACTTCCATTAAATTATCATAAATCCAAATGTGCTGAATATTCAGTTTTGTTATCGAAACGATATCTTCTATAAATGTTTCCAAATCATTTACATATTTTATCTTTTTAAAGTCAAATTCCAAATCTGCTAGTTTTTCATCATAACATTCAAAATCTTCAAATTTAATATCTTGATTATAAAGTTTCATAATTCATACCTCTTAAAAATAATATATGAATATAGTTATAAATCAAAAATATTTTCCTTACATTTTTCTATTCTGTTTTTGGCAATTTCAAAATATTTATCATCTTTTTCTATTCCAATGAAATTACGATTAGTATTGATACAAGCAACTCCTGTACTTCCACTTCCCATACAATTGTCCAAGACAGTTTCATTTTCATTGGTGTATGTTTTGATGAGATTTTCCAAAAGATTTGTTGGTTTTTGAGTAGGATGTAATTTTCCATTTCTATTTGGAACTACATCGAATTTTAAAATATCAGACGGTTGTACAAAATTAGGGTCATATTTTTTCTTTATTTTATTTAATTTGAGATGATTAGAATTTCCACAATAATGTTCATAATTATAACATTCTTTACCTTTTCCAATTCTTTCCTTCATAATGGGATTATAAGTTGGAAGTTCTTTATAAAATACTGAAATTGTTTCATAATATTTCATCGGTCTATATTTTGCAGATGACATTCCTGTAGGAACATTTTTTTCCCAAATTAAATTATATTTAAAATCTTTTCTATTCGAGTTGATTAAATCTACAGTAAATAATCCACTTCCAAATAAAACAATTGCTCCATTATCTTTAATCACTCGATTATACTGTTCCCATAACTTATCAAACGGAATTATATTATCCCATTTTAAAGTTTCAGATTTTAATTGACCATAAGGTAAATCACACAAAATCATATCCACCGATTTATCAGCAATTTTATTCATCTCAATAAGACAATCGCCTTTATATAATGTTTCTGTCATACATTCCTCAAAAATTCTTAATTTCATAAAATCCGTAGTTAAAGGGGTAAATTTGTCGATTTTTGGCAAATTTATCCCCTTAGCTACATAAAATCTCTAATTAAAAGAATTCCTCAAACATACTAGGTCTTGCATCTATACCGAAATCTTCAAGACGGTCGTATATTAAATTTATATACCATTGTTTATCTAGCATTGGATATTCTGAACATTTTTTATCATGAATATCACCGTTTTCGATAAATACATGGTCTGATTGTCCTGCAAATTTTTCAATAGTATCGCTATCCGCTTTCTTTTTACCTAAATATGTATCTTTCAAATCTTTACTAGCAAATACACGATAACACTTATTGGTATATTTTATTCCGTTATGATAAACTTCTTTATAATTACCACTCAACTTGAATGTTTTCATAAATCGCCAAAGTTCATCACAATTATTTATAAATTCTTCAACATTGATTTTGTGCATGATATATTCTCTGATACATTCATTCACAATAGGTAAATCATTATCCAAATCATTTGTCTCTTTTACATAAGAACCTTTTACTTCGATTTTACCATTAGCGAATTCAAACAAATAATTATTGACATCTTTAAAATAAGCATAGTTAATATCGTCACGAGCCAAACCCATCAAACTCCTATGTTCCCAGTCTTGTCTAATCCTTTCTACAGTTTCAATATCTTTTTCAGAAAAACATTTTACTAGCAAGCCATCTGTATTTGAGTTCAAAATTCTACAACACTTTGCTTCTTCGAGATGTTCAATTAAGTCTACAAGATACATCTGTCCATAAACAGAAATTAATGTTGCACCTCTAGGATAATAAGCATTGGAATTTTTATCACGGAGGATACCATATGTTCCGTTTAAAACAATTTTTAACGGTGCTTGTTCTTTCTTTTTACCTTCTCGTTTTAATTGTAATCGTTTTTCATAAATTTCTTTATAAATTTTATGACCTTCTTTACCAAAAGCAAGTTCAAAAATAGTCTTATCTTCTGGATATACTTTTGCAAAAATTCCAAGACTTGGGTAGTAACTATTGACATCAAGATGCATTATAATTCCACCGTCTTTATTATCAATATATTCCTTTGCAACCGAAGCATGAATTCCACCCCATCCAATTGTATGTTTTAATCCCATAATTTCAAAATCAGCCTTTTTACTCAAATCATGATTTTGAGGATTCAAAAACCAATCTATAACATATTTATATTTTTTTACTTGCAAATTTGGTGGACATACGATATTCCATTGGTCAGAATCATCATGTGTACCTTTCTTACATTTCAAAATATCCGCTACAATTTGCGCTGATGTTTTATTAATTTCATTGAATGAAAGATAATCAAACATCTCAATTAAACCCATATGAGCGTCATAAGTATATGGACTTCTCTTAAATACTTCTATACAACTTTTTACATCATGGTCATTATATTTTAAAATTTCAGTCCATTCATCATTAGTAAGCAATCTGTTTATATCAAACGGGGTGTGGTCCTCATTTATTTCCATTTGTAAAAATGATTCATATTGTTTAAGACTATGCCCCAAAATATAACAATCGAAAGCATACAATTCTATATCTTTAAATTTATCTGAAATCTGAAATCCTTTAAGACCATCATAAACAATTTTATCATTTATTTCTTTAGGATTCATTCCTAAAATAATACCCTTGAAAATAAAATTATCATAATTTCTATTGTTAAATGCAAAAAACAAATTGGACTTATTTTTATAATAAAATTCAAGTAAAGATTTTCTTTGATTTACAATTACAGTCTTTTTGTAATTCATCACATCGTAGAATGTAACACACCAATCATACTTATATACCTCAAAATCAAAAAAAATGGCATTTCTAGGAAATCTTTCTTTTGTAAAAAAATCCTTATAATCATCCGCATTCAAATCCGTAACTCTAGTGAACACAATCTGCTTACTACAATCAACTTCCGAATCATCTATTACTTTTTCTACCACACACTTCTTCACCTTTTTCACAGTCGGCACATTAGCAGAACTAGGTGTTTCAATCTTACCACTTTCAAAATCACTGAAATCGCAAGGAGAATTGTTCATAGCATTAGACTTCACAGTAGATTCATCTTTCACAATCTTCTTTACTTTTTTTACTGCATTAGGACTTGTGGTATAATTTTCTTTTACTGTACTCATACCTACAAATTCGGCTTTACATATATTTACAACTTCCCCATTACAAGTTCCTACATCATTACATTTACTGAAATCAACACCAATAAAATTCGGTTCACTCACAACTTTCTTGATTTTCTTTACAGTCTTTACATTTGTTTCGCTCATATCTTAATCCTTATGTTGTTTTATATGATTTTATGCTCTTTCTGAAATAATTTCAATTCTAAACTGAAAATTTTTACATATCAAACAAACTTTCATTTTGTTTTTCACAACCTTTTACATATAAACTTTCATATACTATTTCATCAGTCTTATTTCCTATAACCCTTCTAAATGATGAATTTCCGTTTTTCAAATAAACATGTTTGTCATAAACAGACTTCGGCACATCATAAGTCGAGTCTTCATCTTCACAATACCCATCAAATGAAAAACAATATGAGCATTTTAAATTTTGAAGAAAGTTAAAAAATTTATTATTATTTATTGCACCAAAATACATTCCTTTAGTGTTAGCATAAGGTGGGTCGTAATAACAAAAATCATTTTCATTCGGACTGAATGTATCATAACTTGCATTTATAAATTCCACATTATGATTATTCAATGTCTTATTCCATTCTTTTAATATCTTTTCCAATCTAAACGGCTCGATTCCATTTCTTGTTACATGAAAAGAATTGTTGAATTCTCCATCAGAATTATATCTTGGCATACCGTTTGTGGTTGTACGCATTATGAACATGAAATCTTTAGGGTCATGTTTCTCATTCAATCTTTTTCTTATTTCTACAAAATACAGTTTCTTTCTTTCAAAATCAGAATCTTTGTTTAATTCATTCCATAAAAGTTCATAGTGAGAAATAATTGACTTATAATCATTCTGTATGAGTTTATATAAATTTATCAAATCTGAATTCAAATCAGACAAAACAAATTTATCCACTTTTATATCGGAATTCATAAGTCTGTATGCTACAGAGCCACCACCAAGAAAAGACTCATAATAAGTTTCTATTTTTCTAGGGAAGTATGAAATAATTTCATCACATTGACTTCTTTTACTTCCACTCCATTTAATCGCTGGTTGAAAATTCATAATTTATTTTCCTATTACATATCAAATATACTTTCTTCATTTCTTCTTATTCTGCTTCCGACATATTCTTTAACAAGTTCCTTGTCATAATTATTCAACCAATTATTTGCTTTATCATACATATCTTTATCAATTTCGCAACCAATGTAATTTCTACCACAAACAGAACAAGCGATTCCACTAGAACAACTTCCACTGAATGGGTCAAACACAACATCATTTTTATCTGAACTAATCATCAATAATTCTACCCATAATAGAAAAGGTTTTTGTGTAGAATGAATTTGCGGTTCAAACTTATTTTTAAAAAACGGTGAGGTGAAAAACAAAGCATTTCCAACACCACTCCAACGAACACGCATACCTGTGTTTTGGTCTATCATCCACCCTCTAGGTTTTCCGTCTTTGATATAAGGCACTACAACTTCCCTTAAATATTCAACAGAATTCCATTTATAATTCTTACCTTTTGAAATATGCAAAACTTCTTCGCATTGACTTTTCAATTTATTCTTTGAACCCCTTCCTTTTGCTCTAACATAAGTAAGCCAATTGTCAAGATTAAGATTCAAATTATCAAACTTTTTTAATACATCAAACACAATTGGAATTTTTGTTCTACCGCAACATAACCAAATCGTTCCGTTATCTTTTAATATCCTTTCAAATTCAAAAAATAGATGGAATAAAAAATCTGAATATTCTTCATCAGTCATATTATCCCATTCTGTATTTGAAGTTTGACCTTTAAATGAAATTCCATAAGGAGGGTCTGTCATTATCAAATCTATAGAATTATTTTCCATAGATTTCATTTTCTCAAAACAATCTATATTTTCAAAATCAATCATATTTATATCCTATTCATTTTACAATATTCTTTCAATTCCAAATCAGATAATTTATCTACAAAATAATTAATCTGAAATCCATTATCCAAATTGCACATAATTCTATATACTTCGTCTGCAACATCCTTTTCACTCCACACTTTTGCTTGAAACCAATTTGTAGCGTCCGCAAATATAACTCTATCATCAAGCAATCCAACAACAATAATTTTGTTACTAACTCTATTACGGATTCCATACAAATCAAATTTTAACATTTCTGCTACTTTCAAAATGTTGTTCAAAATCTGCATGTTTTTATCTTTGCCTTTATTTCTTAAAATCTCATTGACTTCCGCTAAATCTTCTTCCATATGTCCTCCAATTATCTTATAACCTTATTCATATCTTTTGCCAATATAGGACAATCACACAATTCACAATAAATGATGTTATGCGTAAAATCACTTGATTTACAAATTATTTTCTTTTCACATTGACAAAAAGGTTCATCAGTCCAAATAGGATTATCCAAATATTCTTCCATTACTTTTATATTCTGCATTTATATCTCCTACATATCTTCTTCGATAAAAGTGATTTTACAAACTTTACTTTTATTCATATCAAAATTTTTTCTTTGTCCATTCCATTGAAAAAATTCTTGCATTCTAGCATAACCTTCTTCATATGAAGGAAATCTATCGGCAATGTAAATCGCCTTATAAGGACTTTCCGCACATAAATAACTGTATCCGTTAAATTTTATGGAAAATAATTTCACCACATAATATGCTTTAGTTTCACTCATATTCTATCCTTTAATTAAAAAAACTTCTGCGATAAATATATCACAGAAGTTTTATTGTTTCAATAATTTTATAAATTTTTTAATTAAAACGGCAACACAGTAATTGTATGTTCTTTAAGAAGTTTATTCAGTACATTATGTACGCTAACTTCAAACATATCATCTACAGAATCATAAATGCCATCAACATCATCAAAAGCCATATTAAACTCTTCTTGAATTGTATCATCATGAATCAAATCCAACAAAGCACGTTCTATAATTTTCAATGATTTAGCAACAGTAATTTTTTCTTTCAAAGATTTTCTGATAGATTTCTTTGATTCCGTATAATCACGTGTTTTAGGCAAAATAATCATAATCTGCTTATTTTTAACAACTACATTAAAATCATGGTTATAATAAAGTAAACCGTTGATTGCATCAGAATATAAAAAATCATACAAATCATCTGATTTAATTTTATTAAAATCTTTACCTTTACAGATATAAATATATGACACATTTAACGCTTTAGCCATTCCACTATCAATTATTTTTACATCATAACCTTTATTTTCAAAATATAATTCTATATCATCTTGAATTAATTCTAAAGTTATAGGGTCATATCTTAGTCTTTCTGTAAGAGATTTTCTTGCAGACTTCTTTAATTCTTCAAACCCTTCCAACCAATTTACAGAATTGATATATTTGCAAATGTTTTTATTATAATCATTATCAATTACATAATCACACAATGCTTTCTTCACATCTTTTTCTGTACCACTATCTAAAGCACGAGTGATATCATCACCAACTTCACCATAATGCAAGCAAGCATAATAAAAATCTCTTGCATTATATTCTTCACCGTCTTTTCTATCCAAAATTAAATCAATAATCATACTATTTTCTCCTACATTACCATGCTACAAATCTGATAAATACATAATCATTTTCTGTAAATTTATCATCTTCATACACAAATTGATAACCAAAATCAATATTCATATCGGACATAAACTCGATTAATGTTCTAGGCATACAACTAGTTACAATATCATCAAATACATCTAAATCTATGCTTTCATTGACCCACACTCTGAATACAATTTCATCATCGCCAATTGATTCAATAGAAACATCTTTAAGTTCTTTATTGATATTTTTAACCCATTCTTTTACAAAAGAGTCGTGTTTATTAAGGTCATAAAGTGAAAAATCTTCATCTGTTGATTCTTTCAAACTCTCCTTAAAAGAATTAATCATATTTACTGTTGATTTGATAGCGTTATTGATTTCATCAAATTCGTTAGAGTTTTTATAGATTTCATAATTCTGTTCTAAAACTTTAATTTCTTTTTTAGAAAAATCATGTTTCTGAAATTTATTTAACTGTTCTTCTGTTATATAATGTACATCATATAAATCTTGAATAAATCTAAATAATTTTGTAGTCATTGCTTCTTCTTTTAAACTCTTTTTAGCAGATTTCTTTGATTCATAAAAATCATCTTCATCTGATTCAGAACTTGCAACATCATAAGCAACAAATGCATCTGTAGAGTCACAAGTAAATTCGTCGACTGAAATAATATTATAATCGTCAGAAATTCCAATTCCCCATTTATCATTAGATTTCAATTCAACTTTACCGTTTTCAAAATCCCATTTATTAGAAACAGTATCAACTTCAATATTCGGCAAATACAAATAATCTTCACAGAATGTCATAAAATCTTTAATTTCATCTTTTGGCATTTCCTTAAAGAAATCATCCCAAAATAATGAACCGTCTGCATAATTATTACCATTAAATTCTATTCTTTCTTCACCATCACCGATGAATCGTTTACCCCAATCACTAATGGCTTTTCCATTAGTCTGTCTGAATTCACCATTAATAATTCTTTCAACCAAGTCACCCAAATCTACAGTAGCGAACATTTCACCTTTTGAGAATTCACAATCTTCATCTTCAATGTAAACAGAATTATAACTGTCGTTCATCGTCATGAAGAACTCACCTTTAATGTTTGTGAAATGTAAATCTAATCCACCGTCACCATCATAATCAAAATCAAGATTATAAGTTGGTTTATAAAATTCTAAAATCAAGTTATGTTCTGACATAATATCACCTCAAAATAATTTATTTTCCATATCCTTGAACTTTATCAAGATTATTAATGCGTAACCATTCAATATCTTCAATTTTTCCACCAAGACGAAGTACCAAGAAATCACCGTTAGGAAATTGAATATCTATCCATTGGTCGTGCATGGAAACTTCACTACCTTTCAATGGAGCAAAAATACAAAACCATGAATTTTTAATGTAAACTCTAAATGTTAAACTTTTACTGTCTTGTTCAATATCAACACCATCAACATCAGTCATATTTGGAAAGTAAACAGAAGAACTTTCGTACATAATTCCATTTGCACCAAGTTCTCTAAGACAACTTGAAATATCAGTAATTACATACATACCATCCAATTTATATTTAGTTTCAGCCATAATTCAATTTTCTCCTAAAAATATATTTATTATTTATATTATATAGTTACTTTACAAAAACATATTCGCCGTTTTCTTTCACAATCTTTCCACTTCCAATAGACAATTCAATTAACTGTTTGGCATATTTTGGCATGTGTTTCTTCACTACATTCATCTGTTTAGGAGAAAGCCAACCTTTTGTAGTGTATTGTTCAGCAAAACTAGAAAGGATGTCTGAATCAATTGAAGAAAATCCCATTCCATTGAATTCTTTAGTATATCCTTCACATTTTTCTTCATTAGTCTGAAAACTATAAATTGTAAGTAAACCTTTAATTGCTTGATTTTCTCTAGTTGCGAGTTGTTCTTTGAGAGCCTTAATCAACGAATCTTTTGAAGTAAATGCCATAAAAATAAATCTCCTTTATATTAATATAATAACATAAAGAAGATTGTTTTGTCAAGTAAAATTATCAAAAATCTATTTCTTTGATTCACCAGTCAATTTATTTACTCTTTAAATTGAGGATGTTCTATTAAAAATTTTTGCAAGTCTTTTTCAGCATTTTCAATATTTTCTAGTTTTTCATAATATTGTTCATCAAGAGGTTTGAAAAAAGCATCTCTAATTACACACGTTACCGCAATACATGAAAATATAATAAAACTACAAAAAGCAATTATTGCTATTCTAAAAGAACTACGTTTCGTAAATACTATATATACAACAATCGATGATAATACCGTTCCTATTAAACCGATTACCCTAAGTTTTTCAAAAATATTCATAAATTACTCCTTTTGTATTTTATAACTCATCTATTTCTCTCCAACGATTCAATTATATTATAAACTTCTTTAGGTTCAATTCCAAGTGTTTCTTTACACTCCATTAAAAAATCATCCATTTTATTTTTATAATATTTATAATTATCTTTTATAAATTCTTTAATTGCATCATTCTTGGCATTTTCCAATTGTTCTTCTGACCATCCTTTAATATCTTCTTTTCTAATTATATATTCATCAGAATATTCACAACAATTATAATCTGATAAATCAAACTTTGTAATTGGTCTATGAAAATCCGCATGTGCAATCAAACATGCTTCTAATTCATAATCGGCTTCAACATGAACTATATTATCACAATTTCCTAATGGATTAAAATAACTTACAGTATATAGCATATTATATTCTCCTTTACATTTTATCTATGTATTTTCTACATTTTTCTTCTGTTCCATAAAATAAAACTTCGTGTGCTGATAATAAATATTTACCATGAATTACTTTTATTTCTTGTGTATAATTATCATCTACAACACAAAAATAATCTTCCAAACTAACAACATCATCATTACTTAACAATTCATCTTGAAAAGGATAAATCATTGATTTTTTATTCAGAATTGTTTTATCCAATAATTCTCGTTTATTCTTAAAAGTAGCAGTAAGAACATCATCATCAATTGAAAAATAAAGTTCTATATTATCGCTAACTCTCGATTGTTTTGATAATTCAATATAAACATGTTCATTCTTATAAATTGTAGTTTTTCCTAATTCATAATCATTAATAATCTGTCGTAAAGATTTAGTCATATCAATCTTCCTTTTTTAACACACTCTTTTCTTTCATATACAAAATTCCACCAATCCAATTTTTAATCCATCTATGTGGTAAAATCAAATCCCACAAAGGATTCATCCAAAAAGTTTTCCATTTACCATATTCACCGATTAAAAGATGTCGCATACTTTTATATTCATTCATTCTGAAATTAAATAAAAAATTTACGCAACTTTTAATACATCCAAACCAAGTTTTATCATACTCTTTCCACCAAGGTTTTACGCATTTGATACAAGGTTCGATTTTTACATATTCTACATCGCCATCTTCAATTTCTTTCCAAAATAAACATTCTAGTGTTTCTGCAAATTCTGAAAAATCTTGCCATAAACAAGCATGTTTCTTTTCAACATCTTTTGTCCAAATATCATCTTCATAACCTACAATATCTATATAAACTTTATCTTTTCTATTTGGATATTTAATCCAAGCACGATAACAGATTCTTGGAAGATAAAATCGTTTCTTTTTAGAGAAATATTTTTTCAAATTTTTATCAAGTCCATAAGCCATTTTCACTTTCCTTATCTACTAAATTAATTTTATGTACGACACATACATAATCTGTAGAATCTTTAATTATAGGATGACCCATAAATTGCATATTTTCTATGTCATATTTATATCTATCACTCAAATATAATCTATCCATAGTAATTTGACTCAAATGTACTTCTATTGTAAAATGAATACTCATTTCTCCTAAATGTCGTAGCAAATCTGTTTCTCTACAAATGGCTATAACTAAATCGTTAAACATTTTTTTACTCCTTAATTTCATAAACTCTACCACGATACCAAAACGGATATTTCTTTGGATTCCCTTTTCTATCCGCAATATAACTATGCCATTCCTCTTGTTCTTCCATAGATGTATCTTCATGAGCAGTTCTTGTTTTCATTTTATATTTACATCTAATGGGAGTTAAGAAGGTATCCATGTCATTAAAATTATGAGCCATCACAATAAATTTTCTTCCATCTTTTGTTCCGCACAAATAAGCACAAACAGTAAAAGAATGTTTGAATATCCACGAATATTCAAATTTCTTGTCTCTATTACATGCTAATGTTTTATATTCTTTATGTTCTTTATTTACCAAATCTTTAACTTTCATATTTTATTCCTCTTCATATCCACAATCCATGCAAACCCAAATGCCTATTCTATCAAGATATTTCATTTTCAATCCGCACTTTGGACAAATTCTGTTACGATAAATCATTTTATATTTCCTCTTTCTTTGCTATTTCCTCTACTTCTTTTGTAAGTTTGTTAAAATTAATGTCGGCATTTAATTCTTTGACAATTTTTATCGAATCTTCTAATAATCCAATACTTATATAAGGGTCACCTTCTATACTAATTATTCCCAAACTTTCTGCTTCTTTAAGAAGTTCTTTTCTTCGTTTATCTTCATTTGTCACATCATTATTCCTTTATGAATTTTTTTGTATCTTCTATAAATTTTTCAATCCTTTTATCATTTATAGCCTTATTTAATCTATCAAATGTTTCATCGTTTGTTATCATAAGATAATCTCTTATTGCGTTGTATAAACTTAAAACAACCTCTCTTCCTTCAATAAGTTTCTTCTCAACATAAGCATTATGTATCTTCAAACCTGTATTCTCTCTAAGGCGAGTATCATACTTTTTTTCAAGTATCAAGTAAGCATGAAAAGCATATTTTCCATATTCTTCACTTGATTTTAACTCGTCTTCGAGGTCTTCAACACAACTCAGCATATTAATTTGTCTCCTTATTTTCATATTTCTCTTTTAATCTTAAATATTCTTTATATTCATTCTGTTCAGCGAATTCGTCTAAAAGTTCGGACATATTTTCTTGATGTAATGAACCTCTATTTACTTTAGGATTAATGAACATAGAGTCTTCACAAGAATAAACAAAATAACCATCTTGTTTAATTGCACTTAAATCTTCAAGCAAATCTTCTTTTGAAAGATATACACCTCTCAAATCAAAATGAGATTCTAAGTCGTCACACTCATAAATTGCAAAATAAATTTTCATATAATTCTCCTTTAATTCATACAACTTGGAAGAAATGTTCGCCATTTACAAACATCACAAATTATTTCGTTATCTTGATTAAACCAATGATTTTCTACTTCATCGAATTTAGCGAAATCATACTTACCGTTTGCTCGTTTAACAATCATCAATTTATTAATTTCTGATGGTACACCGTCAAACCAATTTTTATATTCTGTAAAACGAATATCACCAAAAGTAGAATCATCTTTATCTACAAGATAATTCAAAACCATATTACAAAATCCTTGTTTGGTTAAATCATCATCCTTTAAATATGTAAAAGCAGGAATATTTAATCTACTAATTTCTTTGAGAACTTTATATCCAAACAGAGTTAAAGATTGTCTAAGCAAAGAAACAAGTTTATTCTCTTTTCCAAATTTATCTTCTGATTTTTCAAGTTCTTTATTTACTAAATCTGTAATGTTCATTATTTACTCCTTAATCACCACTAATCATAGACTGTGTATGAAAATTATTAGCATAATCATGTTCTTTTCGATAATTTTCACATTCATCATATGAATTAAATTCCAAAGCGTCAGAAGGAACATCTGTAATTGTTTCGTCAGCCTTCAGGTACCAATAATGATGAAATTCGTAATCAACTTTGTTCATTTCAATCTGATATGTTCTTTTCATGATACTTACTCCTTGTAAAGTACAATATCACACTTAATTGAGAATGTCAAGAAAAATTATTAAAATTTTGAATATTTCGAAGAATCTAATGTAAAATGTTCATCAGTTGAATCATTTATATAAGCAGTAATTACTCTATTTCCACGAATAACTACAGAAATATCCTCAAACATATTACATCTGTCACGCACAACATATTTTGTTACTTTTTCTTTTCCATTAAAATTTTCTGTTTCTATTTCAAAAGGAATTATAGGTTTTTCTTTTAATTTGCTTAAAACATTCCATACTTTTTCAGCAGTTACCGAATTATGAGAACGGTCTTTACATTCAATTCTTTCTATAAGATGTTTGGTGAATACAAAATTTGTAGTATTTTGTTGTTGATAAATTGCTTGATTGATTAAATCTTGTGGTAGGTAAATGTCTTTATGGTAAAGTTTTGTGTTTATATTTCTAAGCATATGAATGAATAGTTATAAAAAGAAAAAGACCTAGAAATTCATCTAGGTCTTTCAATCAACTAAAGATTAGATTGACTTAGTTCTTGCACTTTTCAGCACAAACTCCGTCATCATCACCTTCATCTTCTTCGTCAAGAGTTTCATCGCTCTCTTCAACTTCATCTTCAGCCTTCTTTGCTTTGCGAAGTTTAGCCAATTTTGCACGTCTTATAGCCTGAATTTCATCTGCTGGGAATTCTTTCGGTTCATCGTTCTCATCAGCAGTTACAGTTTCGCCACCTTCAGCCTTCTTCAAAGCCTTAATTCTCTTAATTCTTGCCAAACGAGCCTTTTTCTTTTCATCTACAGTTTCTTCTTCTGTAACTTCATCCTCTTCATCAAGAGTTTCGTCTTCTGCTTTACGAGCCTTTCTAGCCAATTTCATCATTCTGAGTTTTCTAGCACGTCTGAGTGCCTGAATTTCATCAGCAGGGAATTCTTTAACAGGTTCGTCATTTTCATCCGCAGTTATAACTTCACCTTCTGCCTTTTTTGCTTTCAAAGCCTTGATTTTGCGGATTCTAGCCAATCTTGCACGTCTAGCCTTTGCTACATCAACATCATCTTCCATATTAGCAGATGTATCGAGAGTTGTTCCTACATCTTCAACGTCTTCGTTTTCAACGAGGATTCTTGCACCCTTGGAAATAATCTTTCCTTCTACCATAATTGATTTTCTCAAACGAATTGATTTCATTTTAATTTCTCCTATATAGGTTTGTGTTAAAAAATAATATATTATTTTAGAGATAAACTACCTCTTTAATACACATTAAATAGTAACAAATTTTAAACTGACGGATAAATGATATTGAAACAGTTTAAAGTTACATCCACAGTCAACGGTTCTCCACTTTCTTCATCAAATTCAAGTCCACCTAATGAAGTAGGGAAACATCCTTCACATGTCCAAATAGAGTTTGGAGTACCAGCAATGTTGTTATCATCAAGATTATCGATTGCCCAAATTTCAATAGGCGCACGGAATAAACTTGCACCACCTTCACCATTAGCACCACTATCAGAAGCCATAAACATGGTTTCATTGTTCTGAATATAATTCATCCAATTAGAAAGTGCCTTGTAAGTAACAAGTTTCTTGTCTGGTCTGAATGTGAATGAGATTTCACGAGACTGCTCACTTAAACCATTTGGTCTGTCAAACTGACGACCACGTTTTGTGATTGTATAAGTGCCGATTGTTTTTTCAGGAATTGATACATTCGTGATACGGAATGTAAGTTGGTCATTAACGCCTGCCAACTGTGATACAGTGGTTGGTAAAATTATGGAATATTTGTTGGCAAGGGCATCTTCACCCAGCGAACTTAGCACATCAAGAATATGAGCCATATTATCTTCTCCTATCTAAATAAAATAGTTAATAAAATTTCTTTTATTAAGATAGTTAAGATAGTTATTGTTTGAGGAAAAATAGTTTTTGGTGTGTAAATTATTCAATCTTTTTTTTATAAATTTTAACTATCTGTATTGATATGAACAAAGGTATATACGGATGCGGTATATACTGAAAAATCCAAGCGTAAGGGAGGTGAACAATATGCAACAACAAGAATTAAATAATCTTATCGACATGGAAAAAGATATAATTTCGCACCCAGCAGATGATTTGCATTACTTGGATAATATATTAAATTCTGATTTATTTACAGAATCAGAAGTTGAAGATATTAATTCGGCATTGAGTATAATTTTACATAATGAAAAATTATCTGAAAGAGAAAAAGGGAATCTTCTTGAAAACAGTTGGAAAATAAATCATAAATTCAAACCGCCAACAGTAGAAGAATTTTTAACAGAAGAATGGATTGGACCACAAGCGAAAGAAGTTTTTCCTCATTGTAAAGAAACTTTTATTAAATATTTTGACCCATCTGTAAATAAGAACACTTTAATTACTTATTGTTGTACTTAGATTGGTTGGGGTAAATCTACGCTCTTGGCTATGATTAAATTTTATAGAGCGGTTCTTACAATATCTTATAGAAACCCAAAGCAGTATCTTAAATTGGGTGAAAGTACACGTTTAACAGACGCTACAATTTCTTTTACTAAAGGGTCTGCTTATGACCTTGTAATAAAAGGACTTGACAGTTTATTACAAACATCTCCGAAATGTCAAAAATTGCATTATGAAAGAGATATGACCAATCCTGAATATACAGAAAGTGGAAAAATACTTTTTTGTAATACTTCTAAAGGTAACTCTATTTTGAGAGTTGGTGATATTTTTTACGATTGTATTTCTGAACCCATTCAACTCGTAGGTAGAAACCTAATTTCAGTTTCCGCCACTGAACTTTCTTTTTTGAAAGAAGTTATGCCAGAAGAAAAAGTTATGAAACTTGTAGATGAAATGTTTTCTCGTGTTCATAACCGTTTTGGATATAACAATCCCAATGTTTCATTAATTGTAGATTCATCTCCTAACTCTATGGAAGGATTAGCCGACCAATGGATTGAAAAACATAAAAATGATAAAGACAAATTATTTATTAATGATAAAAAATGGGAACTTCCTACATTTTCATGGATGTTTCCTATATATGAAAAAGATAAAAAAAATAATGTATTTCCTATCTTTAAAGGAACTTCCACTCAACCTACAAAAATCATTACAAAAGAAGAAGTTAAAAACTTTAATGAAGAAGACATTATTTGGACACCTAATGACCTTTACGAACTTGCAAAAGATAATGTAACAAAGATTATGCGTGATTTTGGTGCAACTCCAACCGCAGGTTCTGATACAAAACTCTTCACCAATCACGAATTGATTGAAAAATGTTTCGTGCCAAATCTTAAAAACTTTTATATGTTTGAATATGCAAGTTATTTATTGTCACCTGAAACATTATTGTGGGATAAAGTCAGGCCTTTATTCTATGTCTACACAGGAAAACAAAATTCTTTCAGATTAAAACGTTATCCTTCTGCTGAACGTTTTGTTCATATCGATATGGCTGAAACGAAAGATATGGCTGGTATTTCTATGGTACATCTCGAAACAGATAAAATTGGAAGAAAGATGTATGTTGCCGATTTTACTTTACCAATCATGAGTAAAAAAGATGATAAGATAAACTTGGATAGTTTTAAATATTTAGTTTATTGTATGAAGATTTACGGAAATACCAATATCAAAAAAGCAACATATGATGGATTTGAATCAAAAAGTTCTATTCAATTTTTAGAAAGAAATGGTATTGAATGCGAAAGATTATCATTGGATTCAACACCTGATTATTATTTGTCATTTGCTAGTTGGGTAATGCAAGGACGAGTAAAAATCGGTAAAAACTTGGTTATGAAGAATAACATGAAATCTTTAATCACGACAAACGAAGGTCATAATGGTAAAGAAAGTAAGAGTGGAAAACTTATTGTAGACCATGTTCAAGGTGATTGGATAGATTTGGAAAACTCTGATTGGGAAAAATCAAAATGTGGTTATTTTGGAAAAGATTTGTCAGATTCATTCGTTGGTGCTTGTACAAATGCTGATAAAAGTAATGTAAATTACGCTACATTCTTATACGATGATACTGATGAAAAAGAAGATTGTTCACAAAAAAATGAAAAGAAACTCCAAGATGAACTGTATGAAAAATTCGGCTTAAAGTTTAAGAAAAGATAAAAATTATTAAAATCAACAATCTTCCCATCCGCACAAAACACAATACCATTTATAATAATTATGTTTTGTCAGACAATTTGAATTATGGCAACTAGGGCATATCATGGGATTTTGAATCCAAGTGTTTGATGTTCTTGAGTTTCTTTTTCTACTACCATCATCAATTACCACATCTCTATAGGTATCGTTTCCTATGATAGAAACTGTGTTATATTCATATATCATACATTTCTCCTTTTTACAAGACAATCACCTTTATATAAAATAACATCTGACATTTATTCACCCTCTTCATTTTTTACCGTTAGGGAATAATTTGTACAATTTGGGTTAATTTCGTACTCAATTTTACCGATAGGTAAAATTTCAATTCTAATTTTATGTCCAAAAAATTTCATCAGATTTATTGTTTGATAATTTTCGAATCGCCTTATCAATAGACATTGTATGATTTATATATTCTTGAATTTCTTGTAATGTGCAATCGTTCATATCAAAACCTTTAATTTCTGAACCCTTTTTATAAAATTTTGGACAGAATGTTGCTCTTAAATTTCCCACATAACCTTCTTTTAATTTTTGAGCCATGAGTAATCCGCCATCATCATTATCTAAAAAAACAAGAAGATTAGGTATTTTATTTAACATCCTCATTTTTATATCTGTGATTTGATTTCCAAAAGTAGATATGACGTTTTTGTTTACAGTCCAGCATTTTCCGATATTCTTTATTCCTTCAGATAAAATTACTTCTTTATTCAAGTCAATATCATCGATTCCATATATCAAATTACTCGAACAACCTTTTACATATTTTACTTTTATAGGATTATCATCAAATGTTCGACATTCATAATTCACAAGTTTTCCGTCTTTATAAATCGGTATGCAAATTCTGTTCTCCATAACTGTCGGCTTTTCATCAATATCATTTACAATATTTTCACCAATCATCTCACAATATCGACAATACTTTACACCCTTTTCTTCAATAAACTCATCCGACCAACCGATTCCATGCAAGAAATTCATAACTTTATTATCATAAAAAGGGTCGTAAAGTTTTCCATAAACAATTGGTTTAGTATACACGATTTCTTCTTTCTTTGGCTTCAGTGATTTAGCAAATTCATAATTTACATCACCTTTATATTCCAACTTTTCACCGAGTAATTTATTAAATGAAAATATATTTACTGCACAACCGCAACTAAAACAATGACCAACACCTTTAATCGTATCAAAAGAAAACGAACCTACGTGTTTATCATTATGATTAGGGTTAGGACATAAACATAAAATTTTATTTCCTTTCTTTTGATATTTTATACCATGAGTCAATAATAACTGTTCAACATCTTGAATCATAAAAAATCCTTGCTTTATATTCTGCAAGGATTTTAACACATTTTGTATTAAACTTTCAATAATTTTATAAATTTTTTAATTAAAATTATTCATCATTTTCAATTTTATCTTCTACAACTTCTGTTTTCGATTCTACAACATCCGATTTGATTACAAGGTATTTCTGCATAGGAATAATCTTAGCGAATTCATCTACAGTTTCGATAACAGTATCTTTATATGTATAAAGTTCAACATTATTATAAACCACCTTATCTTGATTTGCAGGATTTGGCTTAATCAATCTTACTTTAATAGGATAAACTCTTTTATCGTTATTTGTTGTTTTATAATTTTTCTTTGCCATAATTTATCTCCTTATTTTTTGAATGGTTTACAAATTTTATCAAATCTGTTCCAAAAGTCATTTTCCTTTTTAACAAATGTTTTGTCGTCAGCAATTGCCATTGCTTCCCATGCATCAAGAAGTTCTTCATCTTTCTTTGCGATATCAAGAACTTTTTTGAAGTTTTCTTTTGCAACATAATCTTCTGATTCCAATGTTTCTTCAAGCATGTCTAACATATCACCAAGTCCATCTACTTCTTTTTCTGTAAGGGATTCTGTGATTTTATTATCTTTTAATATATTTTCAAAAGCATAATAAATTGCATCTTTTTTGAAAGATACATCGTATTCTAACAAATCACCTTCACCTTTAAGTACATCAGTTACAACATAAGCATATTCTTTAGGACTAACTTCACCGAAAATAAATGTCTTGTCTTTTCCGTTATTTTTTACAATTACATTTTTCTGAAAAACATGTTCGATAAATCCATACTTGGTATTATATCCGAAATGGAGATTATCTACATCAACATAAGGTTTTATATCATCTTCCGATTCATTCAATTCTGTCTTATATTTGTTGATAAAATCTTCAATTTCATCGTCACTGTAGTTTGTGCCAAGTTTGTTTAATTCAGCCTTGATAAACTCGAATCTTTCATGTTCATCTGTGATTTCTTGTGCTTTATCCCAAATCTCCGTTGGTAAAAAGTCCAACTTCTCTTTCAGTGTAATCAATGTTCCTTTTGAAACAATGTTTCCTTCAATAAGGTAATTTTTTGTAAGTGTTATAGTTTTCATTTTGTTATTCTCCATTAATTTCTTAAAATCTTCAGCCGTATAAGGTACACGACTTTTCCATACATTGATTTTATGTTCTTCGTTATCAGAATTTGACACCATGCTTAAATATGTTCCCACCTTTGCAGAACGACATTTATTGTTATTTTCACCATCCTTTGCTTTAATGCGTCTACATACTTTTTTAATATCTTCGATATCACCTTTTACAAAATATGAATTCTCACCATCAACAGTGATTCGCCAATTATTATCATCTGTATGAGCGATTGTTATAGGAATCAATCTTTTATTTTCATCTGCCATAAAAATTTCTCCAATTTACAAAATAAATAGTTAATATAAATTATATAGTTAAATTATTACTCTTTTACAAATTTATTTGAAAATATTTTTTAAGTTCTTTTTCGATAGTTTTATAATTTTTAAGTCTTAAAAGGTTAATTCCATTATTTTTACAATAATTCGTTTTAATTTCATCATGTCTTTGAACATAATTTAATTTTTCTTTTGCTTGTTCATCCGTCATTTCTTTACTTCGCTTTATGGGTTTAAAATGACCTTCTCCATCAAATTCTATACATAAATTATAAAGTGGTATGTAAAAATCAAACGGTAATTGTCGTTCATCTTTACAATCATTAAATTTCTTTTGTTCTTCAAATTCTATTTTACATTCTGTTAAAAATTTTCTAATTGCAATTTCACCTTTATAATTATTACATTTTGGACATCCTTCTCCGCTTACATGATTGTTAGGTTGTTGTGGAAAATCACCATGTTTTGGACAAGTTATAATTACATCTGTATACATATTTATATAATTTACTTTAGAATAATCATATGTTCCGATTCCGTGAACTTCGTTCGCTCTTTCTATAAATTCTTCTAAAGTCAAATTATATAAAGTTGCTTTCTTTTCTTCCCAACAATCAGGACAACCTGCACCTTTAAAATGATTACTAGGTGTTTGTGGAAAATCACCATGTTTTGAGCAAGTTATAATTACCTCAGTTTTATAATTTGTGTAAATAACCTTTGAATAATCATAAGTTCCTTTACCATGAATTTTATTCGCCCTTTCTACAAATTCTTTTAAATCTAATTTTTGAGTTCCGTAACAAATAGGACAACCACTACCATTTAAATGACTGCGAGGTTTTTGTGGAAATTCGTAAGGTTCATCATGATTTGGACAGATTATAATCACCTCTGTATCATTATTTACATAAATAACCTTAGAATAATCATATCTTCCTTTATCATGTATCATATTGGATTTTTCTATAAATTCTTCCAAAGTTAATTTTAATTTTTCATGACATTTTATATTTCCACAAAGTTTACAACCTTTGCCACTCAAATGATTACTTGGTTTTTGTGGAAATGGTTTATGACCCTCAACTCTACAAATTATTTCCACATCAATTTTTGCTTTTACATAAATCACATTTGAATAATCATACCTATTGCCATGTTTTCTTAAAGCCTTTCTGATGAAAGTTTTTGTTTTGTCGTCTTTGTTAAAATATCTTTCATTAATAATTTGTTCGATTTCTTCTTCAGATAATTTTGGATATTCAACGATTTGATTTTTCAAATCTACATTTTCAGCAGAAACACATTTTTTACAATTACAATTTTCTTGATTAATTTTTGTCTTATCATAAGACATCATTCGATTCATTAAATTCATAAATCTAATCTCCTATAAGATAATTTTAATTTTTAAGTCATCGTCACTGACTTCATATTAAATAGTTAAAAAAAGAGGTGTGATTGAGTGAGATTAGTAACTCAATCAACGTATAGGGTGACGACCTATACTCACCTCAAATAATCAAATAGTTTATTTATGCCGACTTTAAAACTAATTCCTTAAATTCTTCAAAATCTTTTTTTGCGATAAATGTTCCATCAAGTTCCAAGTCTTCAAAAGGTTCATTTACATCGATAACATATTCATCGAATGTTTCTTGGTCTAACCATTCTACTGCAAATTTTTTAACAGATTTATTATATAAAATGGAAACATAATCCGAAATAGCATATTCAATTGTATCATCAAATTCCATAACAAAATTTGAATCGTCAATACCAACATCAATCAAATCTAATTTTTCCATAAATATCTCCTTTTATAAATAATCTATCTTTTATTTATATTTTACAATACCACGTTTTAATAAAAAATTCAGTATACATAAAATAACCTTGTCAAAATACGGATAATTTATACCTTGAGTTGGTTGAGCATACCAATCTCTACCATACAAACATTGAAATTTATTCATTATGTAAAAATCACGAAAATACGAATCAAGGAAAATTCCTAATTCTTGAGCAATATAGTCTGCGTCTGAAACATAAGGTGCTAATTTGCGAATTTTATCCAAAAATTGTTTAATTTTAATATCCCTTTCTTTTTTTGGAAGTTTAGAATATTTTCTTTCAAGTCGCTCTTTTGTTGATTTGTGAATTTGTTTTACCTTATTTTGAGGAATATATTTAGGATACTTTTTTTGTGAACCTGTTCTCCAGATTATTTTACTGTTCCAAAAATCGTAGCCATTCTCTGTATCTTGAATTGCTATAAAACAATCATAAGGGTGTTTTATTTTTCTTTGTTTTTTAGCATTATTGGATTTTATTTTAAGATATTTTCCATATTGCGGATTTGAAACTGCTCGAACTACTAAAAGTGTGGAAGGTGCGCTCCATTTTCCTTCTTTATTTTTCTTGTATACAATACGTCTACTTATCGACACTCTTGTTTTTAACATATCTCGCTCTTCATTTTTGAAACGAGATTGAGTATGTCTATTTCTATAAGTATATTGATACACCTCAAAAATTTTAGGACAGTTCTCTTTGAATTCTATCATAATTCAAATAGTTATTCTCCTCTATCCGCCAAAATTATTTCATCACATAAGTCTTCGACCTCATCTAAATCTTTCAAACCTTTAGCATATTTCAACAGAAACGCTTCTTCATAACCATCATCAAATAAAATATTCTTACTGATAACAACATCAAATAATTTATTATTTTCATAAGCACATGTCTCTATATAAGTCTGTACTTCATACTCACAATCTTCATCATCTTTAATATATTCTAATTGAATTGGTGTTTTCATATATAAATACGGAACTTTAACCATTTTGTTTCTCCTTGAATTTTTTCTTAAATTCTTCCCTCATCTTTTTAGCATATTCTCTCTGCTGACGCTTATGTTCTTCAATTTCGTCTTTGTGTTCTTCATTCCATTTTTCTTTATATGCTTTCTGTTGCTCCTTATACATCTCTTTTCGTTCACTTTGTGTTACATAATGGTCGATTTGATTAGGTTCAGCATTTTCTTCAATGAGTCTGCCGATTTCTTTTATTTCATCAAGAGTATAAGAAGATAAAGGTCTTGAATAATCATTAATTAAAGTACAGAAAGCATTAAGAGAATCATATTCATAAATTGTTCCTCTCAATGCCATAGCAAGATAATAATGTGCTAAAACATGATACAGAATTCTCAACTTACATATGTTATCATTCGGTTTAAAAGTTTCGTCCAATTTTTCAATCGTATGATAACGATTCTTTTCTCCAATTATCTGTTTATAAATAAAACTTGGGAATAAATGATGATGATGAAATTTATCTGATTTACAAGGATTTATAAAACTCTGTTTATATATGTTTATGTAAGCGTCCAAATATTGTTTACATTGTGGGTCAAATGAATTGTATTTGTCTTTAAACATTTCTTCTATTTGTTCATCTGTATACATTTTAATTTTCTCCTTAAATAAAAAAGAGTGAACTTTTTATTCACTCTTTTTATATCACATTTGATTATTTCAAAACAAGATTAAAATTAAGAAATATTAGCATAAATAATTTCAAATCCAAAAGTATATTCTCCGTTCAATCTATTTGGACAACTCCAATCAAATATAATTTCATTATCCTTTAATTCCAAAGAATACGGAACATAAGAAGGGATTCCTTTTATAAATTCAGCAAGAGTATCTGATTTATAAATCTTGTTTAACCAAGGTTTAGTCCATTCATTTGCTTCTTTCCAAGTTTCGTCTGTAATTTTCTTTGATTTCCATGATTCTACTCCATCTTCATCATAAAAATCTCTAAATCCATGTGAAGCACCACTGTAAATTCGAACATCTCTAAAATCAACGTTAAATATCATAATTTTATTCTCCTATATACTAAAGATAGTTAATATAAAAAATCTCCTTACGATTATTATAATATCATAAGGAGATTTATCTGTCAAGTAAAATTATCAATTATTTAACTAAAGTTCACCAAATGTGAAATTCGCACTCGATGTATAAGGGTCAGCATACCAATCATTCTTCTTAGCAAGACGGTCTATTTCTTCTCTTACAAAACCTACATCATCAAACATATCAAGAGTTCCTTCAGAATCATAAACTACAAATATTTCATCTGTATCATCAAAACGATATTTGAAATTATACATTTTACCATACTTTTTAGTAAATCTTTCAGCATCAGCATCAACATAATGAATTTTCTCATCACAGAATTTATTAAGTTCATCTACAAATTTTGCTACATTCTTTTCATTGATTGGTTTTGCTGATTCTTTCAGACTTTTTCTTAATGATTTCTTTTTAGATTCTGCCAATGAAAAATCTAATGGATAAACATCACAAGTCAAATAAATGGCAAATCCAAAATTCCACATTTCATCTTGTTCATAAATATTACCATTGATTCTGATTACACATTCATCAATTGATTTGGATAAACTTTCAACATCACCTATCAATCCACCAACATTGAAAACAAGGTCGATTCTATTTCCAACTGAATTATGAGCGATATGAAGTGCAGTACCATCGAGATTTTCCAATTTGTATGAACGAACCGCTTTTTTAATTTCGTTTTCAACAGTGGCAACATCTGTGTCGAATCCTTCTGAATCAAAAAGAGATTGAAGTGTTTTCTCGTTTACAATGTTTCCATTAAAAAAATACTCAATATGATGAACATTTTTTACTACCCATTTACCCCATGTAGTTCTATCTATTTCCTCTTTAAATGATTTTTTATTTTCTTTCAATTCAGAATTAAGCATATCTACAACTTCTTCTGCTCTCGATTCATCTTTCCAACGTTTTGCATAAGTATGGTCAGAACTCCAAGAACTATCTTCAATATTTTTTGCAAGTTTTGAAAGATAATATTTTTTACCATCTTCAATCATACAAACTTCATATCCTTGCCAAGTTTTACTACCAACAAAGAATTCTTTTGATTCTTTCAAAGATTCAGAAATATCATATTCATTCACTTCACCAAGATAATCCAAATATTCTTCCAATGCTTCATCATCAGAATTAGCGGTAAAATAACGACCGTTCGCCCAAGAAATCTGTGGGTCTTTTTCCGTTCCACTTAATTCATAACTTTGAGCAACAACGTATCTATTTCCTTTAGAATCAAGATAATTCAAAAGACAATCTGTGTAAGATTTATCCCAAGAAATAACCTTTAGTTTATCTTTACCGTTGGTTACTCTCATTCTTTCCATAATATCTTTGTTTTTCAAATTCATAATTTATGTTCTCCTATTTAATATCTATATGTTTTCTTTAATAGTTTGATTATCTAATTCAAAAATTTCTAAACCATCCTTAATTTCATTATCTTCTCTAAATCCTAAAATATTAACACACCCTTTTAGAATTTCATCTTTATATGGTAAATAATCCTCCCTCATTGAATTTAAATCTCGATTTGCAGTTCTTTTGTTAATACTACCAATTCTCCATACAAAAGATTCAAGATGATATTTATTAATAAAATCTTTCATTTCTTTAACTTGAGATTTCATATCATCACATTCATTAAGAATTTTCTTATATACTTTTGAAACAACATCATGAATTTCTGTCATTTCATTATTAAAATAATCCCCAAAACTTGTATCTGTAGAATAATAACCTTCTCCATCTTCCATATCCTTAAATAAAACAGATTTCAAAGAATTATTATACACTTCATTTATAAACCTATCGAAAATACCTTTATTTAATTCCGCAAATTCAACAACATCTTGCATCTTTTTAACATCATTAAAATAATAATTTGCGTGATTCTTAAAATAATAAATTGTCCGCCGTACGTCAACCATAACTTTTATCTCCTATAATTAAATTAAAAATCCGTTTTCGATTTCTTTATAAAGGTTATCTTCAATATTAAGAATATCTTCCGTAATGTTATCAACTATACCACCTAAAGAATTCGCTTTTGATTTAACTTCTACGCTTCCTCCACCTTTTGCATCCGATTCGATAAAATAAGAATCGTAGTTTTTAGAAAGTCCAATTCTAATTTCAACATCCTCATTATTTTCAAGATGAACATAATTATAAATAACACGACCTATTTTATCATATTCCCATTCTTTACTATAAAGATTTACTTCATAATTAAATACCATCTGTGCATTATAAGAAACATATTGTTTGAAATAATTTAGTATTAATTCATAAATAGCATCTATAATTGTGTTATCAAAATCACTATATTTTGCCATAATTTTATTTCTCCTTTTATTAAAAATAAATAGTTATGTTTTATTTAATATATTTTCTTAAAAGAATTCTACAATCTTCTTCTCTTCAAGATAGTTATAAGATACACGAAAACAAACCATTTGTCAAGGAAAATTATCAATAAATTTTATAACTATTTATATTATGGAAAAATTAAAAGAAAAAGCACAAATGGAATTTAATTGCAAAACAATAGAGCAACTCATTGAAGTTCTTGAAGACATAAGAACTGTTATGGGAGATGATGTACGAGTGGGTAGAGTAAATACACTAAAACCTTCTATAAATGTACAATTATTTAATTACAACGATGCTATAGTTGTTCTGAATTAAAAATCAAAAATATCTTCTTTAGAATTATCAACATAATTTCCATTATGTTCTATTCTGTTCTTCGCTATCTCAAAATATTTAGGGTCTATTTCACAACCTACGAAATTCCTATTCAACATTTTACTTGCTATTCCGCAACTTCCAATCCCCATAAATGGGTCTAAAACTGTTTCACCTTCATTGGTTGAGTTTTCTATAAGTATTTTCATCAATTCAATCGGTTTTTCTGTATCATGTAGATTGTTTCCGTTTTCATCTTTGAGTTTCTTGATTGGAATAGAAAGAATGTCGGATGTACCACAATTATTAATTGGTCTGTCACCACCTTTACGGAACAAACAAATATATTCAAATTGATTCATATAATAACGACCACAAATTTTATTCTGTTTATCCCAAATTAGACACTTTACAAAATGAAAACCAACTTTAGTTGCTTCATTCAACATTTCTTGTAAATTAAGATTATTTATCATGATATAACAATGGGTTTTGTCTTTCAGAATACGATAAAAATGCGGAAGATAATCCGATGGTTTAATCGAATTATTTTCAAATATTTTTCCACTCATTGCCAATTTACTTGTAACATATCCACCCATACTACCGCTATTTCCTCTACTCGTTACAAGATACGGCACATCACTACAAATAAGGTCTATAGAATTATCAGCGACCTCCCCCATTACCTTCAAACAATCTTCGTTATATAATTTTATCTCAGACATTTAATTCTCCTTATACCCTAATTCAAAGATTTCCTTACTTTCAAGTTTCTTTACGAAATCTTTCATATTGTCTACTAACTCGTCTGAAATCCCGCAAGCATTCTCATGACCCTTGCAGTAGTTTAAATCCAACAAATTAAAATCTTCACGACTTCGCAAACTTATTTTCGGATTTTCTTTATCGTAATTATTTATGCAGATTACATAAGTAAGTTTTTTATATTTTGCTAAAAGCCGATTACAAATTGCTGAAATTTTAGAATTACAATGAAATATTGCAAAATAAAGACCTTTTGAATCTTTTCTTGTACTAATTTCTTTTGGTGCATTATTTATAAGACCTTCAAACAACTGATTTTCTTTTGAAATATCAGCATTAATTTTACTTTGTTCAAGAGTATTAAAAAAGAAATGGTCAGCGTTCTGCATTTTCCAAAGCATGTTGTTTATAAAGAATTCAAAACATTTGAAACGGTCATCTTTGATGTAAAATTTACCTGTGCAATAGAGCAATCTGTTTAAGGCTTCAGCATTACTCCATAATTCATCATTCTGTCTGTACAAATCATAAGTGTTTGTCAGATTTACAATATGTTCTACAATAGAATTTGTCTTATCTTTATAACCATTTTCCATAAGATAATCATAATATATCTTTGTGCCACATCGGTTGTTATCAAAGATATACTCAACTTTAGGATACGATTTACACCATTCTTCAATTTCTTCCTTTACTGCAAGGTGATGGTCTAAAATTAGAACATTTATCTGTTTTTCTTCAATTACTTTACGAATTGATTCAGACGGAGTAAAATCTATATAAATTACATTCTGATAATTATTATTTTTTATAGGTTCTAACTCAAGTAATTCCCCATAATTCGTACTTATAGAATCGGTAAAGTTTATCTCAAAAAATTTATTTAGAATGTATGGGCAAATACCGTCTAAATCTACATGAAAAATTCCAAGGGTTTTATTTAAATCAATTTCGTTTAACTTCATAAAAAATTCCTTATATTTTAATAAAAATTATAGTATATGTCTAAAGCAAATTCAATACTTATTTTAACTATTTAATACGGATTAGGAAGAATCTGCAAATTCTTCCTAATCCTAAACATAATTCACAATAAAGGAGTGTAAATTATGCCTAGAAAAAAGTTTACAGAAAATTTAATTTATTTGCAATTCTTTAGTTTTGAAGTTTTGGATTACTTCGATTCAATTTGTACAGATGAAAATTATGAATGGATTGAAAAATACTTTGATGTTTTAATGAAAGAAGAAAATAAAACTGCTGAAAAATTTAACGAACATCATATTCGTCCTTGATGTCTTATTCAGCAAGAAGACTTCTGACGATTTCTCTTTTGCCTTCTGTCATTACGACTTTGTGTGGTGGAATTTTTTCTTTTGCCATAAGTAGGCTCCTGTGTTTATTTTACCACAGTACCTACTTTTTTTAGGAATTTACAGAAAGACTTTCACAGAGTCTCAGAATCTGCTAAACGTTTTTTTGCTATATCATAATACTCTTGACATATTTCAATTCCTAAATAATGTATGCCTAAATTTTTGCAAGCCAATGCCGTTGTTCCACTACCAACAAAAGGGTCCAAAACAATATTTGAATCATTTTTAGGAATTGTTAGATTTATTAATTTTTCAATTAAATTTAAAGGTTTTACTGTGCAATGTATATTATAATCGTCTAAATTATCTCTTTTTATATTCTCAATAATATTCGACTGAAACCCCATATCATTTTTCGCATTAAACAGACCAACACCATACTCTTCTAAAGTTGTTATATAATTATTTATCAATGGCTTTTGTACAACGCTTATAGCCTCCCATTCATTGCGTAAACAACTGTGCCAACCTTCCCATTTTTTATAATCTTTGTATCCAAGATTTTCTAATTTTTTTGATATATTTAATCCTTTAGGAATCCCACTTTGTCTTCTCCAGACAATAATATCTCTAGCATAAAACCCAACATTTTCCATTGAAACTTGAACTTGCGCAATAGTTCTTGTGCTATTAAATATTAATACTAAAGCCCCTGGTTTTACGATTCTAAAAAGTTCTTTTCCCCATTCTTCACACCATGCCTGATAGTCTAAAATATTTTTTCTATTTTTTTCATACCAAGCTTCATTTCTTACACCGCCAGCAAGACCACTTCCATATGGAATATTTTTTACTAACGTTGAGTTAGATTTTTTTGCATTCTCAATTCTTCGTTTTATTTCTTCAGAATTCCAGTCTTTACCAATAAATTCATAATTATATGGTGGGTCGGTAATACATCCAGCAATAGAGTTTTCTGGAATATTTTTCATAATGTCTATACAATTGCCTAAATAAAGTTCATCTTTCAAATTCATAAATCTATTATACAGAAAATGTTGTTTATTGTCTATATTGTAACATATAATTAGCGCCCCAGTGCGGGCGTCCACATAACAAGATTTCTCCGTATCGTTTGTAAGAATCTTGTACTACAAAAGAGACAGCGTAGATTTATAACGCAGAATTCTTATAATTTTATATTTCCACATAATAGCAATATTTCAAGAACCTTATTTGAATAACGATATCCTATTATACTCTTCGCAATACATCTGCGGACACTCAATAGAACTATCCGTTCCGCGAATCAATTCAGAAGCAATCTAGAGCCCGTTTTTGTAAGGCTTTTCTTTTATCGTTTGTGTTATTTTTTCAAATGACAAAACTTTCTATATATTTACTAATCCAAGTCATGGTCCCGGCATGTAGTTCCAATAATTCGATGAGGCAATATAATCGAAATATTTCAAAGTTTTTCCAATTCAGCGATTCTTTTATCACAAATACTGATGATTTCTTCATAATCAGAAACACGGTCTTTTATATTTGGATAAAGAATTCTTGTCAGAATAACAACATCATCGGAAGTCAAATCGTAATCTTCAATCATTTCTCCTAAAGTAATATCTTTTGGTTCTTCACAAACAATGGGAAAAACATTCTCGTTATTCTGAAACTGTCTGATTCTCTCTAAACACACATGACGAATTTTTTTCAAATCGAGAAGTCTACCATCGGTTTTCTTGATACGCAGAACTCTTTTAGTCAAGTCACAATCAAAACCATTGTTGATTTTATATTTAATCCAAAAATCCCATACTTGGTACTTATGCTTATTATAATCACTCGCTCCGTTGACATAACTTCTTACATTGTTTACTTCATTCATATTTTTATTCCTCCTTAAAGGTATCTTCCCTTCTCACATACGGATAGACCTTATTCAATTCCAAAAACTTTCTTCTCAATAACTTGGTTTCTTTCTTATCTTTCCCTAGAACATAAGCATACTTTCTTTTACTAGGAACTTCAACTAGTTCCGATTCCGCTTGTTTCTTTTTAGAATATTCTCGCAATTTCTGTTCAACATCATTCGGAATATTTTCCCATAAAATCTTGCTATCTTTGTTCCAATTTTTCTGCCACTCTATACCTAATTCTTTAGCATACTTTTTATAAAAACTTCTACATCTGAATTGTCTATCACTCATTAGTTTACCATTATAAGGATTAATGTATTTCTTTGTTCCACCACTACCTTCACCGAGATAATAAAAATTACAAGCAGTATAAATTTGACCGCACTCTTTACTTTCCAAATCCGAATAAGCAGTAAACAATCTATATTCTGTGTTTTGTACCATCCATTTGATGCAAAACATAATAAAATGACTTCCTAGATTTTTAGGACTCCAAGAAATACATGCACCACGAGAAATCAATCTTTCTAATTTTGGTGTTTCTTCACCTAATAATTTTGAAAAAGAGTTTGGCTGACTCATGATAATAACACCTGCAAGAATTCCTTTATATCGACAAGCAAACCAATCACTAGGGTAAAGTGGAAGAGTACCTAACCATTCATGACGTTTAATAAACTCACCCATTTCTTTATGTTCATTTTCATTATCAGTATGATACATATCAAAATCAGTAGGTTTTAAATTGACGATTTCTTCATCTGAAAGCATAGACCAAAACTTGTCATCTTCAAGATTCTTCAATCTTATGTCATACTGCCAACACCAAGGCTTGTCATAATCAGCATGTATTTTATGTGCGTTATTCATTGTATTAATTTCATCTCCAATAATTAAAATACAAAGGCAAAATAATCATAGCACCAAAAATCAAATTAGATATTACTTTTGAAATCAAAACACAGATTATAGCAGTCTTTCCTTCTGCCTTAAAATCAATGTTCAAAATGATACAAATAAATCCGATAACAACACAAGCAATTTCCAATCCTTTCATCAAATAACTCCTATAAAATTATTTGTCTTTATTATAAAAGATTTTCCACACTTATTGCAAACACATTTTTCTTTTTCTTCAAACCAATCTTATTCGACAACTTCAATTGACTCTCCGCAATAAGGACAATTAATAAATACGTGATAACATTCTATCCAATCATCATCTTCAATTTCTACAGTTTTAAGTTTCATAAATCACCTCTGATTAAGCAATTCTTCATAATTGAAGTTTCTTTCCTTACACTAATCTCCAAGATTATTTTCCACCCACTGAATCAATTCACAAAAATCAACAAAGAAGATTCTACCCTAAAGAGTGGAATAGGAATTACTTGTTATAAATATATTATAAAAAGAAAACTAAATTTGTCAAGTTTATTTCGCAGAAGAAATTATTAAAATCCAAAAGAACTTTAACTATTATAACTATATAATGAGAAAGGGATTCGTATGAATCCCTAACATCAAACTATAACTGGTACTTATAGAATGACAGAGAAGATAGTTAATAGAGCGTTAAAAGTTAGAATTTATCCTACTCAAGAACAAAAGACTTTTCTTGATAAAAGTTTGGGATGTTCCCGCTTTTTCTATAATTATCGTTTGAATGAGCAGATTGAATTTTATAAAAACGAAATAGAACCGATTAAAGATAATGAAAAATTAAAGAAAGAAAAATATAAATCATTCAAACCGACATCAAAGAAACAATTCAAGGAAAAGTTTGAATGGATAAAAGAATGTTCAGACGATTGCTTGAATTCAACAGAAAGAAATTTACAGTCCGCTTTCAACAATTTTTTCAAAAGTCTGAATAAATCAAGAAAAGGAAAGATGGGATTTCCAAAATTCCGTTCTAAAAAGCAACACAAAGATTCTTACACAGAATGTCATGTTAAGAAAAATGCTTTTGATTTTCATAACAGAAAAATCAACATTTCAAAATGTACTCCAATTTATTTCAAGCATAGAGAAAAATTACCAAAATGGTACAGTAAAGAAACTTGTAAATTAAAATCAATAACAATATCTAAAAATTCTAGTGGAGAATATTATGCTAGTTTATTATTTGAACTACCTAGTTTTTATGCTAATCCTAAACCAATTGACGAAAATCAAGCAATTGGATTAGATTGGTCTCCATCAGAATTTTACATAGATTCTGAATGTCATTCGGGAAAAGATTATGGTTACGAACCACAAAAGCAAAAACATCATAAACAACTTGCAAAGTTACAACGAAGATTAGCAAGAAAAGCAAAAGGTTCTAAGAATTACGAAAAAGCGAGAATTGAGGTTGCTAGATTAGAAAAACATATCGCTAATTCTCGTAGATGGTGGATTGAGAATGAATCTCTTAGACTTACTAAGAATTATTTCACAATTGGAATTGAAGATTTGAATCTTCAAGGAATTGCAAAATTCCTTAGAAATGCCAAAAATGTAAACGATTGTGGATATGGAATTTTCGTTAATCGTCTGATTCAAAAAGGCGATGAACAAGGAACATCTGTTGTTAAAGTTGACAGATATTTTCCTAGTTCTCAACTTTGTCATTGTTGTGGTTATCAGAATCGTAATCTGAAACTTTCAGACAGAACTTGGACTTGTCCTTCTTGTGGTGAACACCACATAAGAGATTACAATGCAAGCATAAATCTGAAAAATGAAGCATTAAACATACGCATGAGACGTGCGGAATTTAAGCCTATGGAGAATGTTGAAGATATTCATTTGCTTGCTTTGCAAGCATTGTCTATTGGAGCATTTGATGAAGTAGGAAGTGGAGTTTGTGAAAACCCACGGAAAGCCTACGGTTTTTTAGACTGTAAGTAGTTTACAAGCGTATACATAATTTGGAGAAATTGTTTTTTTTTGTATCTTCGATTATATTATAAACAATACTATTCAAGTCAAAACTATTAAATTCTTCCTTCAAAAATTCATATATTTCATCAACAGAAAAGTGGTAAGATAAATTTCACCCTAAAGGAATTACATCTTATGAAATCTATTTTATGTCAATTTCATTCTTTAATACTCCTTTTAATTCTTTCTTTAACTTCTTCAACTGTCATTCCGTTATTTGCTTTATTGAAAACTTCTCGGCAAACAATAGGAAAACATCTGTCACAGAAATCTTGTTCCTCATATGGAAATATTTCCATTTCTTTATCGCAACAAAGACATTTCTTTTTAATTCTTTCAATTGGTCTGATAACAATATCATTTCCCATCTTTTAACCCCAAATTTATTAATCTTTGCTTTGCTACACCCAAAGATACATTAAAATATTCAGCAATTGCTCCCCAATTTCCATTCTTTTCTTCAAATACTTTTCGCACCTCTTTTTCAGGCATAAGAAAAGCAAATGCGAAAGTGTTTGCTTCTTTTTCTTGTTCTTCCGTCCAATTCATATTTTATTCTTATACATCCACCGTTAAAACATATTTATCACCATAATTTTTCGAATCATAATGAGCGATAAAATATTTTACTTTCTTTTTCAAATACTTTTCAATATCAGTATCGTTCCAAAATGAATTAAAAACAATAACGTCTTTTTTAAATACTTCCAAAATAATATCATTTGTATCTAATGATAAACGTTCTATAAGTTGCCGAATATTTAATTTCATATTTGCCACCTCTTTTTATATTCTCTAATTACCTTACATTCATCTTCGCAAAATAATTCTTTCTCTTTTGTAATTTTCAACCAATCAAGAAAGTCCTTGAAAGTTACATCCACATTCCAATCACACCAATTAAGGTATGCTTGATAACGTCTTTTACTTCTGCTTGGTTTGTTTTCTTTCTTTTTCTTGTACCATAAATCAACTACATAATCTTTACCAATGTCTGTGACAGAATAAACTTCTTCTTTCCAATCGGTAATTCCGTCTTTCTGCATGTAGCCTTTTTCGACAAGAGATTTAATTGCTATATAATCTCCATTATCTTCATTAGGATATATGCCGAACCAATTCCGATAACCGCCTTTATCATCATTCCATCTTGGCTGATAATCATAACCTAATGTGTGGAACATCACTTTTTCTTCTTTTTCAGTAATTTCCATAATTATTGCCTCATTATCTTATCTTTTCAAAAAGTCTAAAACTAACAGGAATTGCAAAAACTTTCTTCATAAAATCTTCATCAACCATTCCATAAGTGTGATACTTATCGTAATCGTATGTACATTCCAAATCGTCTTTTGTATATTCTCCTAAACCTTTTTCCATAAAGGCATCATATTCTTCATATTCATAACAAGTATTCTCCCATTCATAATGCATGAATCCAAAATTATCCTTTCCTTTATTAAAAGAAAAAATAACATAAATGATTTGTGGTCTGAAAATCCTTTTATATCGTATTCTTTTATTTGACTTAAATATCTTTGAAAATTTCTTACAATAAAAGAATTTTCTACGAAAATAAACTTTTATTTTCGTAATTATTCTAAAAATAGAATATGGTATAAAAGTAAAAAATAAAATCAAATATTTCATTTTATCCCCTCTTAATAAACTTTTCAGCAATCATTCGTATTTCATCTGATGGTTCTTGAATATACGGATGGTTCTTTGGAATGAAAATTAATAATTGTTTTATTATATCTTTTGCTTCATGAAAACATTCACAGTAACCTAAATTGAATGCTCTCTGTAAATTATCTTCCGCATAATGAGCGATATTTGCCCAATCAGAAGCATCTTCATTATCCGAATAAGGTTCTGTTGGACGACCCTCATTATATTCTTTTTCAAACTCTAAATAATCCACATATTACTCCTTATAAATTAATCTGTAAATTGTAACATTCTTCGTTTTATATCCGAAACGATGACTCCATTCTTCAAAATATTCTGAAATCTTAACATCTTTTGTTTCAATATTTATCACATCTTCATCTTTTAGATTAAATAAAAATTCATTCAAAGAATCTAAAGATTTAAATTCTCTAATATTAACTTTCATATTATCTCTAATATCTGTTAGAAATCATATAATCGTATGCGTATTGACTGCAAATTGTAATTTCATTTCCTTTTACCGAAATTACTTTCACTAAATAACCTTCTTTATCGCTAAGTTCTTTTTCTAATTCTTTTATTTTCCATTCATCATAAGTCATACTACACCTCCAATATGTCATATTTGCTCCTTATGAATAATCCCAATAAACTTTATCTTCTTTATTCAAGATAGAATCCACCAAAGCATCGACAAATAAATCACAAGCCATTTTACAATTTTCATGTACTTTTTCAAAAGTATCATCTTCATAAAATTTATAACCTTCTACAAAATTTGGTTTGAGATTACTATTATAATAAACTGCATTTAAATCATTTTTCAAACTTTGAACAATTATAGCCAACTGTTCGATTGAAACATGTTTATCTTCATTTGGAATATCGTCTACACTAACTCCATCTGCAATTTGTGAAACACATTTAATCATATCAAACATTATATGAGATACACCTTTGCAAGTGCTATCTGAACAACCTATTGAAAAATCTCTTCCCATAATTTAATCTCCTTATTATTCTATAAAATTAATTCTTTATTTCACCATTTCGACATTTCTGCAAAAATTGATACACTCTATCACACCCATAATCATTCATATATTCTGATAAAATATCATAACTTAAAGCATTATCATTCCATTCATCAACACAATATTTCCAATATTTATTGGCAAGTTCATTACAAGTATTACAAGTATAATATTTGAAAAATTTACCGTCTTGTTTTCCTTTATGAAAATATGCAGAAAATCCTTTTGGAATTTTTCTTCCACATAATTCACATTGATGAATTTTTCTAATTGAATTTATTCGTTTTTCTTCATAAAGTTCAAGCATAATAACAACCCATCCTTATTTCAGCAAATAGCCAAATTTATCTTCGATAACTTTCCATTCATCTTTAGGAATTCCACCACAATCATACTTTTCTTGAAGATTGAAAAGACACTGTTTCAAATATCTTTCGTTGTGCCAATCTGTAAAAAGAACTCTTTCTAAAGAACCACCAATCAATGATTCATTTGGGTCAGCGAACTTTTCAAAGTTAGAAAGAAAATTATTCATTGCTTTTTGTGAAACTTTATAATTTCTTCGTTCCATTTCAGAAATAACCAATCTAGTATATTCCATAAAATGAACAAATTCATAATCCATTATTTTATTTACAAGAATATGATTTGGTGTTCCATTATCAGCAATATTTTTTGCAATACAACAACATTCCCGCCACTGAGAAATTAACTGTAATCTTGGAAGATATGGAATAAGGGTCTTATGCCAGCATCTCATTTTATTCACTCCTTATGTTCTATCTTGTATAAAATATCATAACACAAACTATCCAATTTATCTGCTTCTTGATTATATCCAAACTCTTTTGTAAGAGTTATAAGTTTTTGAGCCAAATCATCAAATTTATCAATCATTGTAATTTTTTCAAATTCATCAAGTTTTCTACACCTTCACATAAAAATCTATTATCTCCATCATGTTCACCAATATTCTCTTTATGAATTTTGTTATCTAAAAAATAAAAATCATCTTTCACATTCACCCCTCCAACATTTATGCTTCTCTCCAACCTATTATATCTTCGATTGGCTCTGCTGAAAACGAAGTGTAATCATCATTATCATCGATATCAATGAATACCTCTTCTGAAGTTCCATCTTTATAAAAGAAAATATAAGTACCATCATACCAAGGAAGGTCACGTTTATCTTTAACTTCATGCATTCCGATTTTAGAATGGCTCTTACCTTCATCTATAGGAACAACTTTTTCAACTATCCAATCATAATCCACATTTTCTTGGGTATTTTTCAAAACAGTTTCAACATAAGTTTCCACTTGTTCTAAGGTATCAAATCTTACCTTAAAATCATCAGCATAATTCATATCATTATAAAAACGTGAAACTTTAATAATAAAATATTCTTTTTGCATAATTTTACTCCTTGTCTCATATACAAGGAGAATATCACACGTTTATTCAAATGTCAAGAAAAATTATTAAATTTCTGAGTCAGTTTCTTCTTTTACCTTTTCTTCAACAACCTTATTCATAATTTCATTTCTATGCTTAATCACATCTTCCATCATTTTGTCTGTCTTCTTATCAAACTCTTCCGCAATTTCATCAATAGAATCTTCTTTCTTTGCCACCAAATAAGGAATGATGTTATTAATCAATGCTGATGATAAAATTGTGTGAGCGTTCTTTGGTTCAGCCTTACCAAATGAAAGTATCATTCTACTTGCAAAAGCGTTTTCAATAAGATATTTTTCTTCATCTTCCTTTTTACAATCTTTCAATCCTTGAAAGAAAGCCACTACTGTTGCAATTGCCTTTTCTTCTTTTTCTGTAAGTTTGATGTTTACTGTTTTATCCATAATAAATTCTCCTCAAATAATAATTAAATTATTACGTATTTTGAAATAATTTGCAACTATGTTTTTTTTATATAAAATTTAATTGAACGGTTTGATTGAAGAATGCGGAATTATAGATTTAAAAACTTATCCTACGGGTACTCAAACATACAAATTTAATATCATATTTACACAAAAACCAACAGTAGCGATTACTATAGATACTTCAAGTTATGATGATAATTCAACTCATTTTGTACAAGTTCACAATGTAACAGAAACAAGATTTCAAATTAAAAGACCTGAAACAAGTGGAACTTGGTTATTAAATTATATAACAATTGGTTACTAATTCGTAATAATACAAAGAGTTAGTAACCAATAGCCTTCCAAGTATAAGTTCCCCAAGTTGGAACTGCATAATACTGAAAATTTTGAGTGGTGATATAACTAGGAAACATACGAACTTGTATCGTATCTCGCTGGTCAGCGGTAGCACTATTTCCACGTTGAGGGTGTCCTATTATAGTTGGATAATTATTAGAAAAATTAATTTTAAGATTAACCGTAGTCCACCCTTCTGTAGTTGGAGTTTCAAATGCCCATTGTTCAATCAAACCGTTCCTATGAATTATATAATTAATTCAAGATACTTCATTAATTAAATTCTCATATAAAATTTATCATAGATTTCAAATAAAAGAAAGAAAATTTAAATCATAAATTTAATTAGAAAAGTATCCTAATTAAAAATTTTATAATTTTATAGTAAATCTTTATTATAAAATTTGAAATATTTATTAATTGTAT